ACTAAATGAAGAAATTGTCGACCTTAAATCAGAAATATTTGCATTACAACTAACAATTGCTTACTATGAAAACAATAAAACTATTTGAAGTATTTATGTTCCTAATGACACTTCCAATAACATCATACGGAATATTAATGTATATTATAAACTATTTACAATTAATATTCTCATTCATAAGGAGATGCTATGTTACGAAAGTTTAGAGATGGACTTGCTTACTTTATAATGTCGAGAGAAACTGAGGAAGTTATAAACTCAGCATTGAGATACTACGATCAAATGTTAGCAATCCAAGAAGAAATTACCAAAATGGAAAGTACTATGCAAGAGTCAATTAAAAATGGTTATCTAGATATAAATAAGACGGGAGTGTTACAATGAGTGCGTTAACTAAGCTAATATTACTGGTATTTTGTATAATATTCTATATTAGTCTTGCAGAAGCTCGGACATTAGACACAATAGTAGTTCACACTACTGACGCTAAGCCTGAATGTGGAGCTAAATGTGTAGATGAATATCATAAGTCATTAGGTTGGGATTCTTGCGGATATCATTATATAGTACTAGCTGATGGCACTATCGAACCTTGTCGAGAATTAGACCAAGTAGGAGCGCATGTTAAAGACCATAACGAGACTAGTATAGGGATTGCTTGGGCAGGGAATGATGTTCCAACTGAGATACAAAAGAAACATTTATTTTGGCTTGTAAAAGTTCTAAAAAAGTATTATAATATAACTGAGGTCAAAGGACATAATGAGTATAACTCAAATAAGACATGTCCTAAAATTGATATAAGTGAATTGAAAAGTAACAAGTAAAAAATAGGAGAGTTTTATGATTTTCGTATTGTTAGTAGTTATAAGTTCAGAACCTAATGTTATATTAACACAGGAATTTTCTAGTCAGGAAAGATGTATAAAGGCAGGGGAAGAGTTTGAGAAATTAACAGATGCTATTATCAAGAAGTCTTGGTTATCTTTTAAGTGTGTTGAGAAATAAATATGACTAAAAAAGAATTTTTGAAAAGAATTGATAAGGCAATTGAAACGATAAATAAAGAATATGAAGAATATTCATGTAACTCTATTAGATGTTCATTTCCTTTACTGAAAGGTTTTTATAGTGTGGTTGAGGATACTTATAATATTTTATTTAATAATGAGAATAAAGTTTTTTGGCTTGATGATTATATTTACCAAGAACAACCAAAATGGACTCCAGAAGAAGTCCGAATATTTTTCATTACAATGTTTGCTGAGTGGTGTTTAGTGCATAAAGAGTATAAGATGTTTTAAAGTGAAAAATGGGGTTGTATGAGTGATAATAGAAAGCTGATTTTTACAAAATCAGGCTTTGGGGTAAAAGAAATATCCAAAGGAATTGGAATAAAAAGAAATCTAAAAACTTTAATTCATATATTAAAACAGAGTAGGAGTATGAAAATGAGTGAAAATGAGTTTGATAATTACGATAGTATGATGTTGCTAGAATCTAAAATAGAAGAACTACAACAACAAATAAAAGAACGTGATGAGTTGATTTTGGAGCTTGAGAAGGTTAGAGAGTTTTATGGGGATAGAGATAATTGGAAATTTCAATCTTATTCTAGTGACTGCAAGGACGTTATTTTTCGTGATACTGATTGTAAATCTATTGATGGGAAAGGGGAATTTGCTTGTTCTTCTGGCGGCAAACTAGCTCGCACACCATTAAAGAATCAAAAGTTATTAGATGAGATAAAGGGGAGAGTATGAGCAATTCTTGTGAGCATGGAATATTATACTAAATAATTGTGAGGCGAAATGAAAAAAGAAAAGATTACAACAAAAAGAAGAAAACTCTTACATTTTGAAAAGCTTCCTACAGAAGAAGGGATTAAACAACTTAATGATATAATTAGTGATTTATTATCACAACCATATGCTAACCAAAATGATAGTTTTATAAAAGACTTAAAACAACAAAGAGATGATCTTAAAAAAAAAATTAAATCAAAGGGGAAAGTATGAACGAACGACAAATTGTGGGCTATAGTTTTTTAACAATAGGATTAATTTTGATGTTGACAAATAATCATCTTCCTGCTATACTATTCAACAGTATGGCTGTAGGTATTTTCTTAACAGATATGATTAACAAAAAGGAGAAATAATTGAACAAAAGTAATAAGTTACTATCGGACATTGTAGCATTTAGAACGTACTCTAAGTACTTACCTCACGCAATGAGAAGAGAATCTTTAGAAGAAACTATTAATAGAAATATGACACAACATTTAGATAGATTTCCTAAACTATCTAGGGATATTATAAAAGCATATAAACAAGTGCATGATTTAAACCAAATGCCGAGCATGAGAGCTATGCAATTTGGAGGAGAAGCTATCCTAAAAAATAACGTAAGGCAGTACAACTGTAGCTTTGTTAACGTATCATATGTAAGATCTTTCCAAGAAATATTATTTATATTACTATCGGGTACAGGTGTGGGATTTTCAGTTCAAAATAGACACATTAAGACTTTACCTTTAGTAAAAGCTCCGAAAGAAGAGGGAACATTTAAAGTACACGATTCAATCGAGGGTTGGGCAGACGCATTAGGAGCATTAATGTCTGCATATTTCTATGGCGGAATTAGACCTCTATTCGATTTAACTGGTATTCGTGAGAAAGGATCTTATCTAGTTACTACTGGTGCTAAAGCTCCCGGTCCTGAACCTTTAAGACAAATGTTAATTAAGGTAGAATCGCTTTTAAAACCGGCTTTAGGTAGAAAGCTAACAGACATAGAGGTACACGACATAATCTGTTTAATAGCCGATTGTGTGCTTTCTGGAGGCATTAGACGAGCTGCACTTATGTCATTGTTTGACAGAGACAGCAAAGCTATGCTTACCTGTAAACATGGAGAGTGGTGGAATAAACACCCTCACAGAGCTAGAGCTAATAACTCGGCAGTATTACCTAGAGGGGAAGTTAGTAAAGACGAATTTAAACACATTTATGATATGTGTATACAATCTAATGCAGGTGAGCCGGGATTTTTCTGGACAAATAATTTAGATTGGGGTACTAATCCTTGTGCAGAGATTGGGCTACAAACTAACCAATTTTGTAATCTAACCAGTACGAGCTTAACTGGTATTAAAAATAAGAAAGATCTACATAATAGAATATATGCTTCAGCTTTAATTGGAACTCTCCAAGCAAGCTATACGGACTTTCCTTATCTATCAGATCAATGGAGAGAGACTACTGAGCGTGAAGCATTATTGGGTTGCTCTTTTACTGGAGTGGCAGATGCCGGAGCTATTAGTAAAGAAGACCTTAATGAAGCTGCGAAATTAGCATTAGATGTTAATGAAAAATATGCAAAGAAGCTAGGTATTAATATTTCAAATAGAGTTACTACTTTAAAGCCAGAGGGTACGGCTAGTTGTATCATTGGATCATCAAGCGGAATCCATGCTAGGCATGACGAGTACTATCTTAGAAGAATTAGAATGAATAAAGATGACGCTCTAGCTAAGTATTTAGCTGAGACTATTCCCAATTTAGTTGAGCAAGACTTATTTAGTCCAAGTGGAGTTGTAGTTACTATTCCGCAAATGAGTCCACAAGGATCTATTTTAAAGTCCCAAGAAACAGCATCTAGCTTGTTTAAAAGAACTATGTTTTTCTATGAAAATTGGGTACTTCCGGGGCATAGAGCAGGAGATAATACTCACAATGTATCTGTAACTATCTCATATAAGCCAGAAGAAATCGAAGGATTATTTAACGACTTATGGGATAACAGACTAAGCTACGCTGCGGTTAGCTTACTTCCGTTCGACGGAGGATCTTATAAGCAAGCTCCTTTTGAATCTTGTGATAAAGAAACTTTTGATAAGTATGAGTTACTAGTTAGCGATATCGACCTAACTAAGGTTAAAGAATTAGCAGATTATACTGATAGACTTAAAAACGTAGCATGTGCCAATGGTGTATGCGAATTGGAGTTATAATATGAGCTGTCCATTTTGCACAACTCCTTGCGGAAATAATTGGTGTCCATATAACAAAGGAAATAAAAAATGAAAGAAGAATTAAAACTTATCGAGAAAATTGGTAAATTGTTGACGTTAGAACCTCAAGCAAATCTGCGAGTATTAAATTACTTAATGTCGCTTGAACACGCTAAACAGTATAGATCATATAATAATAATAATCAACTAGGAGAAGAATAATGAAATTATTACTTGTATTACTTATTGTTGGCTGTGCTAACAATACAATTGTTGACAAAAAGCACAAATGTGTGGTAGAATTAGTTAAGGAAGGAGTTACCGCTAAGGAATCTGCCGAAGCCTGTAAATATACCTTTGATAACTCTGCTGTAAGATTAGACATGAGGAAGTAATTATGCTCGAAAAATTCTTAAACTATATCAAAGATTTTAACAATACTAAGGTAGTTGACTTAGATCCTATTTCATCTAGTCCCGAAGTCCTTACAGGCAATCCTCACCTTTGGAATGGTCAGTATTCACTTATTGTTCGTTATTTAGGATTAGCCGAGAATCTTAATCCTTTCACAAAATATCACGATCTTTGTGAAATTCCTAACCATGCAGGGATATATACTAGACTTCCTTTTGAATTAGAACAAAAGCTAGGCTTTGATGCTATTAGCTTTGATGAGCTAAACGGAATTAGTTTTAGTTCTAGTGAGAAGGCTTGGAGAATCTGTAACTATGGTGAAAGAAATTCTTGGATCTTCGACGAGCTTAGACCTGACACTAAACCTAAGTTCACATTAAAGGATTACTTAGCTTTACCTAAAGTTATATTCAATGTTGTGAAAATGGCTATTCAAACTAAGAGGCTTGGAGGAAGTGGAGCTATCGATCAAGTTATATTCTCCAATCCAATAACTACATATTATTCTCGAAAAATGCAACCAAGACATGTATTTGTTTGGAAAATGTCAGCTAATAGGTTAAACGAGATTACTTGGTTAGAAAAGCTACATTTTGTATTGAATACTTTGAGAAGTATAAAGACTCCGAAAACTAGCGGTAAGAATATGCATTTGTTCATCATACTGAAAATGATGCTAATGAACTCGGCTTTGTTAAAAAACAAGCTAATTAAGTATGCTTGTAAAAAGTTCTTAAACGAAGTAAACCATGTTGAAAATGCTACAAAGTTTTACCCTGCAAATCACCCATTTATCGAAGCTATCGGTCTTATATCAGATAAAATGAAAAAAGAGTTATAGTATGACACCTAATGAGTTATCTGCTAATTATATAGTACTGAAAGATAGAGTTCGTCGATTAGAACAAGAGAATAATGAACTAAAAGAAGAAATTGTTAGACTTAAAGCTAAAATACTTCTTGACGAAAATAAAAAATCAGAGTAGTATATATCAGGAGGTTCTCATGAACATATTTTTCACAGATCCCGATCCTGTTAAATGTGCCGAGTATCTAGACAACAAACGAGTAATTAAGATGATTCTCGAATCCTGTCAAATGCTATCTACTGCAATAAATGAGTCTGGAGGGAAAGCTCCATACAAATCTACTCATAAAAATCATCCCTCAAATGTTTGGGTTAGACAGTCTTACGATAACTTTAAATGGTTATGGAATCATATGTTAGCTTTAAACGATCAGTATTATACTAGATTTGGTAAGAATCATAAGTCTGCTGTTATATTTAAAAACTCCGACATTCTAGATCAAGCAGAAGCTTTACTTCCTAAAGTAGGGTTAACCAATAAGCCTAATTGTGCTGCTAATTCTGGGTTAGGAATATCATATAAACATGTTAGCGATATATACGAGGCATATAAACTATACTTGAATGATCGTTGGGAGAATGATAAAAATGATGTTAAATGGAGTTAAGCTTAAGAATGGAGATCTTCTTGTTAGAAACTCCTATTACCCCATAATAGAATCAAAGATTACAAGAAAATGTTTATTTAGATTTGAGGAATATAAAGGAGAATACTATTTATATTCTAATATTGAAGCTTTTTGGGGAGATTCAACTAAATATATCTCACTAAACTCTGATTATCCGAATTGTCATAATGAATATACTAGATATATAAATTTACCTTTAGTAAACATACAAACATACTACACTCCGTATATGAAATGTTATCCAAATTCATCATTATACAAAACATTATATCCTAACGGTCAGGAAGACGGTAATTTTTGGAAGGTATTACAATGCGAAAATTAGTTTATTGTATAAGAAATAAAAATCGTAAAGAGTTAGTTAAGAATAGAGCATACTTAGCTATAGGATATAAAAAATTTAATGAGGGGTATCTTTTTACATTAGAAGGACATTCCACATTTGACTATTGCTGCACTAGATTTAAAGAAATTAGGCTATATCCCAACACTAAATTATTTCAACAATTATATCCAGACCATATATTATACCAAGGTAAACTAGGAGTTCTCAGTGAAATTAAGTTATAGTAAAGTTGAAAAATACAAACAATGTCCGGCTTCTTACGATTTTCATTACAATCAGAAGTTGCGAAATAAGTATATAGGATCTCCATTATTCTTCGGCACAGCAATAGATGATGCGATTGGAGTATTAAAGCTACCATTGATTAAACAACTTACCGATAAACAGAAAGAACAGATAAAAGAAACTCCCGAGAATGTCTTTAAAAAAAGAATGACATATATGAATCATAACGGAGAAGAAATAAATATTAGAGAATTTCCCTTTATAAATTATTCAAAGTCAGATATAGATACTTCTATATTCTCCGAAGCTGATATAAAAGAAATCAATGATAAGTTTTTCGACAATCCTTTAACTAGTAAACAATTACAAGAATATGCAGAATTTATTGCAGATCAAAAAAGATCTGAAAAAATAGTTGAAAAAAATGATTTTCTAGCTTACAATAGTATTTGTTGGCTATCTCTTTACAATAAGGGGATTATGATTATAGATTGCTACAGAAAAGAAATTATACCGCAAATATTGGAGATTGTTTCTATACAGGAAACTGTGAGTATTACTAATAATGATGGGGATGAAATTGTTGGATTTATCGACGATATTAGAATATACAAAGACGAGCCGAATGTTATGTACATAAACGATGATAAAACTAGCTCTAAGGCATATAAACAAGAACAGCTAGATGAAAGTCCTCAATTATCGACATATGCTTGGTATAAGGATATTCCTAATATAAGCTATACTGTTATGGAAAAGTCAGTAAGAAAGAAAGAGCCGAGAATTAGGATTAATATATTGAAAGGCATTAGTTCAGATGATTATAAGGATAAAGTACTAGATGAATATGAGAATGTATTGCTAAAGATAAACAATAATGAGTATCCTAAAGACTTTAATTCAGGGTGCAAGTTTTATGGAGCTAAATGTTTGTATTACGATATTTGTCATAATGATACTATGCCTGAATATATTGTTGAAATGAAGAGGTAGAGCTATGGAATATAGATTGAAAGATAGATTAGATATGATGAAAGCAGATTTAACGAGGGAATTAGAGGAACTGATTTCTCGTAGAGATAGACTTTTGGTAAATTTAAAATCATTCCAAAGTTCACTAAATGAATGTCAAAATCAAATTTTAGAAACACAATCAGCAATGGTTGAATTAGATAAACTACTGGAGGAAAAACAATGGAAATAGATTTAGGTAGAGACATTGATTCTATGAAAAAAGAGGCATTAGTGAAGTATGTTAGAGAATTAGTCGCACACATTAAAGGATTGACTAAAAAAGAACAATCTTTAGAGAATGAAGAGAACTTACCTTATGATGCAGTTAGCGTTGTAGGTAAAAAGTTCGTCACTTTAAAGTTCGATCTTGAAAGCGGTAAAGCTAAGGTTGTTGACGTAAAGACTGACACAAGAGACATTAGAAACAACAACATGGCAGTATACTATGCTAACCACAAGTTACTGGAATTAGGGAAAAAACAAAAGGAGAAAGAAGATGAAAAAAATTAATGGAAGTTTACTAAAGGCTAGAATGGACGATAAGCAATTATTAGTAAGCCAAGCTAGTTTTTTGGAGAATCTAGAAACAGCAGGAAAGGGTGCTAACGGTATTATTCAAGAAGCTAAGAAGTTTTTAGCAATTAACGAAGATGATAGCGTAATTGCATCAAATGCTGAAGTTATTAAGATTTACAATAAGACATCAAATGCTGTTGTAAGTTTTGATAGAGCATTGCTCGCTTTAAAAGAGTTAGAGTTACTAGATAGTAATGAAACTCAAGTTTTAGACAATTTACATAAAAAACTTGTTGAAAAAATTTGTGATTTATACGATATTAGTAATGACGAATTATTCTTGGAGGAATAAATGAAATCAAGTGAAAGTATTATTAACATAGCAAAAGCTCTAAACAAAGCTCAAGCTGAATTAGGAAGTGTTGTAAAAGGAAGTAATAACCCTTACTACGACTCTAAATACGCCGATATTAACGACGTAATTAAGACTATTAAGGAAACATTGAATAAGAACGATATCACGTTTATTCAGCCTTTAATGGTTAAAGAAGTGGCAGGACTTAAGGTTACTGTAGTTGAGACTGTATTGTTACACAATACGGGAGAATATATCTCAAGCGAAACTGAAGTTGTAACTAAAGACAATGGTGACGCTCAGAAATATGGAGCAGCGATTACTTATAGTCGAAGATTTGGGCTACAATCAATCGTAGGATTACCTGCTGAAGACGATGATGGGAATACTGCAACAGGTAAAGCACCTAAGACTCCTCCGGCTACTGCTTCTACTACAAAAAACGAAGCTAAGTCTGACTCTCCTACAAAGTTTTCAAATAGAGGTCAAAAATTAACAAATACTGCACCAAGTAAACCTCAAGCTAACAAAGGAGATGACGATGATATCTGATGAACAAAAAAAGGGAGAGAATCTTATAATGGATACCGTTCTTTCACTGAGAGAACAATTATGTGATAAGATTTCGGGAATGGGTAAAAATAGCCTACAAAGAGTTATGAAATCTTGGGCTAAATTCCCTGAAACTCCAGAGATTAATAACTGGAATAAAGACGAAGTAGACGCTATTAATTTGGCTTTTAAACTAATCGATGCTCAAGTTTCAGCATCAATCATAGCAATTGGAAACAACCAATTAAACAAAGGGGAAGGAAATGAGTAAAGCAAAGTCAGTAGACCTTGGCACAGTCAGAAAAGGGAAGAATGGTCCGTATTTTACATTCGACACAAGTATTAAAAAAGTACAAATTACTAGAGAATTTCAAGGTAAGGACGGAACAGTTACGCAAGTATTAGAAGTTCCTCTAAACGAGAAAGGATATCTAGAGTCGGCGTTTATTAGTAAAATTGATGATTATTTTTCTAATAAAGTTGACAGAAATTTTATGACTGCTGAAAAAGCAGAAAGTGCTAAGAAAAAATTAGCAGAAAAGGGCGTAAGCTCTATTTTCCAAGTTAAAGTAAAATAACTACAACGGAGGGACTTGTTCCCTCCATTTAAAATGAAAATAAAACTAAGTAAAGAAATTGAGAAGAATTTAATATTGAAGCCTCAAATTTTGAGACATTTTGAGACTAATGATCCGACACCTCAGAATATAGCTTCTTATTGTGCAATGGTTGGAGTTCCAATAGTTAGTACTTATTACTATTTAATTACTGACAATAACAGAAAAGAATTGATTAAAGATTTAATTAGATTGTGCGAGTTTTACGATATGGAGGTTGATTGTGAGATTACCTAAAGTCGGTGAATATTGGAAAGGTCGAGACTTTTATGGTGAGATAGTTTCTGGTGAGGTAACTAAAGTAGGAAGTTCATATGAACCTGATATGCAATATATAAAAATAACTCGTGAAGATGTAGGTTTAGCTCTAGAATTACATTGGGTACTTGCTATTGAACCTGCATTTAGGGATTACCCCAACACTGAAATATTTCGTAAATTATATCCTAATGGACAAGAATGTGCTAGATTTTGGAGGGTAAATGTCTAAATTTTACAATATAAAAATAAATACTTTAGTAGAGTGCATAGATACTTCAGATTTAATAGATGCTGCAATTAAAGAAGGAAATAAATACATAGTATATCGTTATAATTATGATCCCTATATAGACACTGTTCACCTAAAATGTGTTATATCGGGAGAATTTTCCGGTCCTTATTTTGTTCACAGGTTTAAGTCAGTTAAATTTTATCCAAATACATCTCTTTTTAGAGAGTTGTATCCAAATGCAATTATTGAAAAAAATTTCTTGAAAATAATTTAAAAACATTATATACTAAAAAAGACGGAGGTAAGAATTGATGACATCATATTATAGAGTTTGTAACGGAGTAAAAGACAAAGGAATATTTGTTTCAGAAGGCACTGATTTCAGTAAATATACTTCTGGAGAATTTTATGTATCGGTATTTAAGTACAATGAAGAACAAAAACAGAAATTTGAACAAACAGGAACAGTTGCAGGAATACAAGATGTAACTGGAGATATATTATATTTTGATCTAGATTCTTCCGATCTAGAGCAAGCAAGAAAAGATACTATTACTTTAGTAAATAGATTAGAAAAATATTTTCCCTCTGAAACTATCAATATTGCCTTGTCTGGCAATAAAGGGTTTCATGTGAGTGTTCACACTCAATCCTCCTTCAAATCAGAGGAAGCTAAGTCATTTGCAGTTAATTTATGTTCAGACTTGGCTTCTTTTGATTCTCGTATTTACAACGCAAATAGATTAATTAGAGTTGAAGGTAGTGTTCACCCTAAGACTAAACTCCGCAAAACTAGAATTAATAAGCAAGAGTTGATAAACGAGCCTATTTCGTACATGCAAGAGCTTTCTAAGGATTTATATTCATATATTAAGCCAGTTAAAGCTAAATTAAGCAATGAAGTTATTGAGTTAATGAGTACTGTTGAAGTTAAAAAAGATGAAGTAACAATTACTGATAGTGTTGATTACTTCGCCAACCCATTACAGTTACAGCCTTGGAAGCTTGCAATTTCTCAAGGATTTTTCCCTAGCGGAACTAGAAGCGATTCATTGATGATATTAGCTTCTACTCTAAAAAACCGAGGAATGAATGAGACACAATGTTATTACTATTTAAAAGCTGCTGCGGATTTACAGGCTACTAGGTATCAACAAGATAAATTTAGTAAAGATGAGATATGGAAAAATATCATAACTCAGGTATACAATCCTAACTGGAAAAATGGTTGTTATTCTGAAGAGAACTTTCCTGCAAAACTTAAGACATACTTCGAAGAATTAGGTATTCCTAGAAAGGAGTTTAAGGACGTTGCGGGAGAAGTCATCAAGATTGATGAACAATTCGACGACTTTGCTTCATATGCAATGGATATTGATAAATATACAATGAGATTCGGTATTCCAAGTTTAGACAAGAGACTTAAAGTAAGAAAAGGTCATCTTATCGGAATGTTAGCAGGACCGGGGGTAGGAAAGACCTCATTTGCGATAGAACTGTTAAACAATACTTCAAATGAAGGTATAAACTCAGTATTTGCATCATATGACATGTATAAACATAATGTATACCAAAAATTAATTCAAAGGCATACAAAATATACTGAAGATGAGCTTTTTAACTTTTTTAAAAATAGAGATATGCAAAAAATCTCGGAGTTTAAGCAAATATTAACTGACAACTATAAAAATGTAGCGTTTTGTTTTAAGTCAGGACAATCAATTACTGAACTAAAAAAGACAATCAAGATGCAAGAAGAATCGACGGGCAAGAGTGTCGAGCTAGTTGTAGTTGACTATCTAGAGTTAATCCAAACAGATAAATCAGATCCTACAGCAAGTAGTGCTGAAGCTATTAATGGTTTAAGAGAAATTGCAAATGAGGGTAGAGTAGTTGTTACATTACTACAGCCTAATAAAATGAGCAGTAAGCCGGATGAGCCTATGTTAAGCTATAATGCAGCTAAAGGTTCTTCGATGATTGCTCAAGCAGTAACTGCGATGTTTACTTGTAATAGACCGGGATATTCATCTGAAACTCCCGAGAATGATAAATTCTTCTCAATTAACTGTGTTAAGAATAGAAATGGTCCGCTATTTAGCTTAGACTTCGCTTGGGACGGTAAAACGCAAAGAATAAGCGAAATGGATAGCGAGCAAAGAGCTTGGTTAAAAATGTTAAGAGAATCTAAAATGGAGCAAGACGAGGAGGATGACATTTGAAAGACGACTTTGATGACTTCGGCATGATATTTAGAGATCCTGAGTATGTAGATTCTCAACAAGAGATTGCTCTACTAATATCTCAGGTAGAAAGATTGGACGATATGTCTTTATTAGACGAGATGACTGAAATAAATAGAGAAATATCAGATTATAAATTAAAAGATATTCTATTTGAATATAATACCTTCCTAAAGGAAGATAGTTATCAAAATTATATTCTTGATGATGATAACAGAAAATATCTTGAAAATTTATATATTCTGTTTTATACTGAAATAACACTCCACGAACAAGAAGGAGCTAAATTTGTATACGAACCCAAGCTCTAAAGAAAAACTAATTGTCCAAGATGATAACGATTATTCCGAGTTTAAGAATTATTTATCAGGTAAGCAATATAGTTTAAATGGCACTACAATAGAAACCGATGATTATATTATTGATCTTAATCCTAAATATCTAGATTCGTTCAAGGGAAAAAAATATGAAAATCCCATAATCTATGGCAAAGATCAGACGGAAAATATAGTCGCCGTTGAAGTAAAAGATGATAAATTGTGGCTTTTTAAGAACGATGACACTATCGAATGTAGACCCCTAGATTTGTGGATTACTTGTGCAAAAAAACCTAGCAGTAAGTGGGATACTCTCGGAGGATTTCAACATTATAGGTATATCAGACATTTTAATACTATCGAAGAATATAAAGAAACTAAGACTAAATTAATTCAAAGAAAGTTCGACTATTTCACTATAAATAATCTCGAAGAAAACGAGCTAATAACCAAAGGTATTACTTTATTTAAAGGACTCAAGGTTAACGAAGTGTCTAGACTAGGGTTCGATATAGAAGCTGACGGATTAGTGACCACTAGCAGTTCTATGGTATTTACTATAGCTAATACTTTTAGAAAAGACGGCATTGAAATCAAGAAAACTTTTAGGGTAGATCATTACGACAATAATCCTGCAGAAATGATTGATGATTGGTGCAAATGGGTTAGAGAACACAATCCAACCATAATGGTAGCACATAATGGGTTCGGGTATGACTTGAAGTATTTAAACCATGTTGCTAAATTATATGGTACTAAGTTATATTTAGGTCGAGATGGTTCTGAAGTAACATTCTCGCATTATGCTAAAAATTACAGGTATGACGGTAACTCGTCTTGGGAATATACCGATTGTCGAGTATTTGGTCGCCATGTTGTAGATACTGCGTTTTTAGCGGTAAAATACGATATAGGTAGAAACTTCCCTTCTTGGGGATTAAAGCCTATTATAGACCATTTAGGGCTTGTTAAAGAAGGTCGTCAGTTTTATGATGCATCTAAAATCCGTGAAAACTGGAAGAATCTAGTAGAACGTGAGAAGATTGTAGAATACTGTTCTGATGACGGTGATGACTGTTTAAATTTATATGAACTAATGGTTCCATCTTTCTTTTATATGTGTCAGAATATACCTAAGCCGTTTCAGTTGATGTTACAAGGTGCGTCAGGTGGTTGGTTAAATAGTATGATGATTAGAGCTTATCTACAACAAGGTAAGTCTATTGCCAAGAAAAGCTCATTAGCTGAGGGTGAAAAGGTTTCTGGAGCTATTTCGTTTGGTATGGCAGGAATCCATAAAAATGTATATAAAATCGACATTAAATCAATGTATCCTAGTATAATGCGCCAATGGAAATTGTCGGACAAGGATAAAGATCCCGATAATTATTTCTTTAATCTTGTTGAAACATTTACTTTAGAGAGGTTTAAAAATAAGGCTTTACATAAGCAAACAGGCGAGCAGTACTATGATGATATGCAGTCGTCACAAAAAGTATTTATTAACTCACTATATGGAATGTTAGGAGCTGAACTAAACTATAATAGTTATGTTAATGCAGACTTTGTAACAGGTATGGGTAGACAGATTATTCGTAAAACAATGGTTTGGGCTACAGGTAAAGATGTAGATTACTGGTTTCCTGAGTATGAATTTCCTAAAGATGTAAAATATAATAACATTCTCGATAAAATAGACTTGACAAAAACTCATAATTTTGTTATAGTAAATGCAGATACTGACTCTATCTCTTTTAGAAAGAATGATGGAGCCGAGTTTACCGAGGAAGAAATGAAATCTCTTTTAAAAGAAATAAATTCATTACTACCAGAGCTTCTTGAATATGAAGACGATGGGTACTTTGATAAAGTAGTTGTTGTAAAGGCTAAAAACTACGTTTTAAAGCAAAAAGGTAAGGATAAGATTAAATATAAAGGATCTTCTTTAACTGACTCTAAGAAAGAACCTGCGTTAACTGAAATGTTGAAAGAAGTAATTGAAAATTCTTTAATTCACGAAAAAGTCGACTATCTAGATATATATAATACTTATCTAAAAGAAGTAAAAGATATACAAGATATAAATAGATGGGCAGTTAAAAAGAGTATTAGTGAAAAGTTATTTGAAAGCGATCGACCTAATGAAACTAAGGTAATTGATGCTTTGAAAAATAGACCTGTTCAAGTTGGAGATAAGATATATCTATATAACGATATAGACGGACTTACTCCTGAGATCAAAAAAGGCGAGGTTGTTATTATTAAAAAAACTGGAGAGCCTAAAATGATCGAGAATAGAGTATTAAGAATGGTCGAGGATTTTGAAGGATCATATGACATGTTCCATTATGTTGAAAGAGTATATAATACTATGAAGATTCTTGAAAATGTTATAGATATGTCTAGGTTAACTAAATATCATCTAGTTGGTAATCAGAAAAAATTCGAGTCTTTATGTTAAAAATGAAAAAATATGTAGGACATGAGTTAGATACTGCGTTAGATCGTCGTTCTTGGTTAATTAACTATAGTAATAGCTGTATAAATGATACAATATATAGCTCTGCAGAAGAAGGACTATTAAATGATAGTATCGGAGAGGTAACTCAAAATGTTCTAAATGATTTTTATAGAAAAATAACTGAACCTGAGTTTAATTATGCAAGATATTACGGTTTAGATGAGGAAGATTTTGAAGATTAGGTAACAAAACGGTAAATGGGGGAATTATGAACATTAAAGGAACATTCAAATTAAAAAGCTGTATAACTATTAAAGATATGGTCGAAAAACATGCTGACGGTCTAGAGGTTATTGTAAGTCCTTCAGATTTGGCCGTTCAAAATGAAACTCACTTACTTCAATTCGACTATCATTCTCCAAAAGGTGACGAGAAGAAGTATCTTATTAAAAAAGGTATATTTAACCTAGAGAAGGCATCCTCGGGGATTATATGTACTCCATTAGAAATGAAGCCTCTAAGACTACTTGATAAAAATAAAGCGTCACAAAGTATTTTAAATGAGTTTAACTTGTTTTTTAATAAACTAGATGTGTACGAAGAACTCGACCTTGTTAAGAAAAGAGGAATATTACTATACGGTCCTCCGGGAACTGGTAAAACTGCTAATATTTCTAGAGCAGTAAATGAACTTACTAAAAACGACGATACAACTGTTATTAGTTGGAACGCATCTTCTATTAGATCTTCCGATATTCTCGACTTTTTCTCAACAGGGGTTGAATATGATACTGATGTTAAAAAGCTGATAATTATTATCGAAGATATTGGTATGGGAGTTGAGGGATATGGCGGACCTAGAGAAATCGATAGGAGCTTATTAAACTTACTAGATGGATCTGGAACGGTTGTGAAAGTTCCGACCTTGTTTATTGCAACTACAAATTATGCTCAAAATTTACCTGAACCTCTTATTAGACAGGGAAGATTTGACCAATGGGTTGAAGTATCTCCTCCTAATCCTGACGATAGAGTTGATCTATTTAAGTTTATTTCTAAGGAAGATAACCTTTCTGAAAAAGATATCGCAGTTTTAAAAGGTAAGGATCTTAATGGGTTTTCTGTTGCAGATCTAAAAGAACTGTCGATTAGATGTAGAAGAGACGGTATTACTGTATCTGAAGCGGTTAAACAATTAGCTGACCTTAAGAAGAGATTCTCTAAAGGATTCGAGAATAAGAAAAGTGCAGGATTTATGAGATATGAAGATGACAGCTATTAAAAAATTCAGCCTAGATGAAAATGAAACATACTTTGGACTTATTAAGATTACTTATAAGAATGACGATACCGGAATAGTTAAAGCTAAAGGATTTTTCGCATATAAAAGAGGATTACTAAAAGATCAAATTGTAGAAGGTCCGAAAACATACGAATTTCCGCTAGAAAATATGAAACATTGGAAGGAGATAAAATAATGCCTTATCATTATTGGGGAGATGAAGATTTCGATTGGAATGCTTTATATAGTGCTGAGAAAGAAATTCGCAATATCTGTATGAAATATGCTAGAGTTTGTATTCTTTCTAAAGAGAAATATGGAACTATAAGATGGGAACATTTTGGAGTATGTGACGATACTCTACATTCATTAACTCATCCCGGATATATGTATAGTCAATATCCTAAGTGGTTATGGAGTTTAGATCTGAAGATTAGACCTCTAAAGTTTGTATATCCAATTATTAGATTTTGGCAAAGTTTAGTGATTCAGTATGCTTTTACTATAACTTGTTTAAAATACCCTCATATACAAAATGAAATTCTTTCAGATTGTCCTAGAGAAGTCCTACCTGTAGATCTTGCTATAAAGGCATCTACTGGTTGGTGTAATTCCTGTACTCATTGTAATAAATTGTCGAGCATTATAGAATATGTATGTCCAAATTGCGGAAAGGAGAAAAGATGACACCAGAACAATTTTGCTATTGGTTACAAGGATTAGTTGAAATAGGTAAACCTGAACAATTAAACAAAGAACAAATTCAAATTATCAAAGAACATCTAGACTTAGTATTTACTAAGGTAACTGGAGATCAAACTATAATTATTAGGGAAAATAGTCCTTGTGATATTCAAATTCCTAATTTTCCTAAAACCGATATCTATTGCTAATTAGTTGCTTGACATTTTCTTGGAATTGTGGTAATATTATTTTGGAGGTAAGGGGATGATCGATTTAATCAAAAACTTTTTCATATTAATACTAAGATTACTTGGACTATATAGAACTAAAACTATATCTGAGAAGATTATTGACGATAAACTAGACAAGATTAACGACAAACTGGAGGATATTGATGACCAAGATTTGGATGCTGACGAGCTTGCTGATGCTATTAATAAGCGTGACAAATAGTTTCGCTCAAGATTCTGTCGCAATTAAAAAAGGCGAACCTGCTCCGTTTTCTGGTAATCTGGTAAAAACTGAGCTTTTGCAGGAGTTTTTTAAGAGTCATCAAAAAGTACCCCTCCTAGAAGAGTCTATTGAGCTTCACAAGCAGAAACATGAGATATACAAGGAAAGTCTAAGGGAGTCTGAAAAACAGCTTTCTAGGGCTAATTTGAAGGCTAATTTAGGCATGATTGGAGCATTTGCTCTAGGGGTAGTATTAACTGGTGTTGCAGCAAAAGCTGCGATTGAATCAACGAGGTAAAAATGAAAGACTGTACAGTATTGCTTTTAGCTTTTATTGTTATTCCACTAATTGTTGGATTATTGAACTGGAGAAACGGATGAGAAGACCTCCAGAAGGTTTTGAGTTATATGTCGAAAAAGGATTTATTTTTATGTTAGTTTTAATAATGTTGGTAGTATTCTATTTTCTATTATTCAAATTTACTAAAATAACACTAATTGCAACTGGAGTTTTATTATTAATACCTATTTCAGGTTATTTTATAGTAAAACTAGAAAAAAAGACAGGGAAGACAATACTATGAAAAAAGAATTATTAACAATTTTAGCAGTCATTCTACCGACAATATATATCATATCATTCTTTCATGGAATGAACGACGCTAACTTTAGATATATAGGGTACTGTAAGAAGAGTTCTACATATCTATTTCATTATACAGGAATAGCTCAAGTTTACGACTTGGGATGTAAATTAGGTAGGAGGATTGATGAAGAGAAGTGAAATGATTCTAAATATAGCTATAGAGATGATGGGTAGACTTCCTGAATGGGAGAAACAAGAAAGGTTGAATTTTGCTGAGGAGGTACTTCAAGTTTTAGAGATAAATGGAATGTTACCTCCAAAGGATAATGAAGATTGGCTAGATTGGGTGGAGCATGAGGTGGAGAAAGAACATAAAGAAAATCATGGTTATGGAATAACAGCAAAGAGAAGACACTATGCAATAAGAGGAGCTATTCTGGCAATAAAAACTACATGGGATAACGAAGATGAAGAGAAGTGAAATGCTAAAAGCCATACATGAAGCTTTAATGGATTATAAATTTAGAGATGCTATAACTGGAGAAACATATTATACTGCTGATGATATTTTAGAAATAGTAGAATCTCTAGGAATGTTGCCTCCCCACGTTTTGGGAGCTAAACATTGGGATGAGGATAACTATTGGGAGCCAGAAGAATAATGTTTATTGAACACTTTTTAACACCAATAGATGATTTGGAAGCTTTCTGTGAAAAATATGGTTTACAAGTAGACGAATACCCTTGTAAAAAATGTGGAAATATATTAAAAACAGATACTCCTTTTGTAACAAAAGAAATGCGAGGGTTGTATGCTAAGGAGTGTACTTGTGGCAACAAGAATACTCCTTTTAGTTACGTTATTGTAGAGGTGGAAAAATAAGGAACCAAAATGAACCAATACTCCGAATTAGTCAAAGATGTATTATATAACGGCATTGAATCAAAAGACAGAACAGGTACCGGAACACTATCAGTATTTGGTCGCCAAGTTAGATATGACTTATCTAAGGGATTCCCACTTCTCACATTAAAAAAGACATATTGGAAAGGTGTGCTAGTTGAACTACTGTGGATAATGAAAGGTAGTACAAATACTTCATTCTTGCAGAAGCATAATATTACTATATGGGACGAATGGCAAGACTCCAACGGAGATCTAGGTCCTGTATACGGCAAACAATGGAGGAATTGGGATGGTAGGGATCAACTACAAGCTTTAATCTATGACATTAAAAATAATCCGGATTCTCGAAGATTAATAATCTCAGCATGGAATGTCGGAGAATTAGACAAGATGGCTTTACCTCCCTGTCATTCTTTTGTTCAGTTCTATGTTCGTAATGGTAAACTAAGCTGTCAATTATATCAGAGATCTGCGGACTTATTCTTGGGAGTTCCTTTCAATATAGCGTCATACGCCTGTTTGACGTATTTAATTGCTCATGAATGTGGACTAGAAGTTGGAGAATTTATCCATACATTCGGAGATCTACACTTGTATTTAAACCATATAGATCAAGCTAAGGAAGTTATTACTAGAGAAGAGTATCCTCTTCCTACTTTAAGTATAAACATACCTCAAGGAAAATTACTAGATTTTATAGACAATCAAGTAGAAAATATGAGTTGGGGAGATATTTCCAAAAGAATTGTCTTGCAAAATTATAAATCACATGCTACTATAAAAGCGGAGGTTAGTATATGAAGATTAAACCGCCGAAAGTTAGACTTCCTATTGCTAACAAACCTAACTCTACTCACAAAGATAAGAGTAAGTATAATAGGAAGAGAGATAAGAAGGATAGAGAAAGGACTAGAGAATGAGAATGTCTCCATTTTCAGCAGTGCTAAGAATATTACTATTATTTAGTATTGTAAATAGCTGTGCTAGATTAAGTAAAATGGTCAGAATAGAGCCAACTCATAATGGAATAGATCCTCGACTATCTTCGTATGTATCAGAAGTAAAACGACTGTCTAAAGGATGCTTAGGTAATGTTAAATATGCTGCGATAACTAATTTGAGTGAACAGTACGATCAAAGTCTCGCAGGAATGGCTAGTTATGTACTGCCTAATTTTAAACATCAGATAGAATTAGACGACTATTACTGGAAGAGAGTATCTCATATACCGAGATTACTGACAGTAGCTCATGAACTATATCATATTGAAAATACTTACTTCTATCATATAAACGAAGTTGACGAATGGGGATGTGCTAAGCATTTTATGTTCCATCAAGTTCAATCGTATTGGTGCGATGTATTTAACTTTGAAAAGTATGTTAAACAAATGCAGGATTGTCACGATGAGTAAGTATTTAGGTAAAAGAGTAAAGATTAACAAAACAGGTGAAACTGGAATTATAGTAGCGTTTGATAACTATGACGGAGATTATGTTTTTATATATGACGATCGTGATTACAACCCAGATTCTGTTTTTATAGATGCCGACGATTATATATTTATTGGTAGCGGAGTTATTAGAGTAGATAATATAATGGATTATTTACGTAGAGAATATGATTGGTTTTATTCTGTGGAATTTACCCCAATTAAATTATACCCTAATACGGAATTATTCAAAAAGTTATATCCTAACGGTACTGAAAAAGAAGGATTTTGGGAGGTTTGTTAGTGACAGAAGTTGAAGCAAAAAAATATATAGGTAAAAAAATTAAATGTACGATTAGACCACTTGTTGAAGGTATCGTTGTTGGATTTTCAATGAAGGAACAGGATTTTTTAATAGCACCACCCTTTCGAAAAATTTCTATTTCATTAGATGAATTTGTAAATGATATACACTCTAAACTTTATGGAAATGAATCATATTGGTTTGATTTTGATTTATGTGACAAATTCAAGAATAGTGAATATGACTTTATACGGTTCGATAACGTGATATTATTATCTAAGTTTTATCCTAACTCTACGTTATTTAAAACTATATATCCTAACGGTACTGAAGAAGATGGATTTTGGAGGGTAGATTAAGTTATGAAATATAAATTGTTAAACACAGACATATTATATTCCAAATCTGAGTTTAAAAAACTATACAGTATGTTAGGTAAAAAATACTTAATAGATGAATCTATAGTTAAGGTTGTAGGTTTAGATCTTGATGATAACGATTTGCTTTGCGTGGATGCAAATTCAAAACTTGACGAAACCCATTCGGAATATTCTTTTTTTAACGTTTATAATAATAAAAAAAATTATAACATAATATTTGCTATTGATTCTGTTAAATTTGAACTAAATGAATGGGATTGGCATTATGGATCACACCTAGTTCCTTATGTGAAAAAATATCCCAAAACTAAGCTATTCAAAAAGTTATACCCTCAAGGTAAATCTGTAAAAGGATTTTGGGAAGTCGAACAATGAATATAATTGAGAAAACCACTAGTACTTGTTACTATAAGATAGATCTTTTATTCCCTAAGTTTATAATTCACAAGAAAGTAAATAGTGAATTTGGAGAATGTTACATAACTAAATTTGATTTATCAACAAAATTAATGTTGCAAGATTACGAAAAACGTGTTATAATAGATTTTAGAATCCTCGGATTTGGTATACGAGGATATTTTAGTTGGAGTTAACCACTATGAAATATTTTATTAACGTAATGAAGAATGGTAGAATCTTGGTAAAAAGTCATGATACTGGAGATACTAAAATATGCTCCAAACTAGAAGACGCTATAAACTTTATTAAAGAACAAGAAAGCAAAGATGAAGAATCTAAGGAGAAAATTTATGAGTAGACCTGTAGAATGGGATAAGAAAATTATCGAAATGATAAAAGCTATGTATGCTAGATTTAGCTATAAAGAGATAGCTGACGCTGTTAACAAAGCTTTTGGTACAGAACACTCTCCAAATGCTATAAGAAAGGTTCATGAAAGGTATTATGTTGATCCCAAGCCTGAACATACATTTGCTAAGCCTAAAGTTCTATTAATTGACATTGAGACAAGTCCCATTATTGCTGCGGTATGGGCGGTCGGAGGAAAGCCTCAACACGTTCCTCTGGAGAATAAAATTAAAGATTGGGCTATCCTAAGTTTTTCAGCTAAATGGTTTGATAAAAAACCTGTAATGTATATGGACACTAGTAAAAAAGCAGATCCTTATGATGATAAAGAGTTATGTTTAAAGCTTAAAGAGTTATTAGATGAGGCTGATATTGTAATCTCACAAAACGGAAGAAAATTCGACGTTCCTAAAATCAATGCTCGACTTTTCGAACATAAAATCCCTAAGCCTACTAGTTTTAGACATATAGATACTTATTTAATTTCAAGATCACACTTTGCCTTTACTAGTAATAAGCTTGCATATTTAACATCTAAGTTTACTAAACATGAGAAACTTAAACACTCGAAATTTCCGGGAATATCTCTATGGTTGGAATGTTGCTTGAATAAAAACAAGAAAGCATTTGCTGAAATGAAGAAGTATAATGTGATGGATACTGTAGTTTTACAGGAAATCTATGAATTACTAGCTCCTTGGGATAATTCTCTAAATTTTACAATGTATGGAGATAAAGAAACTTGCTCTTGCGGTAATTCTGAATTTAAAGCTTCAGGGTATTACTATACTAACTCTTGCGTATATCAGAAGTTTCAATGTACTAAATGTGGTAAAGAATATAGAGATAAGAAGAACTTAAAAACTTCAAGATTTGCGAATATAAAGTAATTGAGGTACTTATGAGTAATAAGCTAAACGATATAGTCGAACTCGCTCATGACTATCATATAAACTTATCCACTAAGACTACGTGGATTACTGGCGAAATTGATGAAGAACAAGCCGATAGGTTAAGTAAGAACTTGTCAATTCTAGACAGTAATCAAAACAATAAGCCTATAACTATAATACTAGATTCGTCGGGTGGAGAAGTTAATCAGGGGCTTAGAATGTACAATCTTATATGTAATTGTACGAACGTGGTAAGGATTATTGTCGAGGGTAAGGCTGAATCTATGGCTAGTATTATACTACAAGCCGGAGATGAAAGGATTATGTTTGCAGACTCTCATTTAATGCTACATATAGGTACTGAAGCATTTGCCGAAGATCACCCTGAGAATGTTAAAAGATGGAAAGCTAAGGCAGAAATTGACACAAAAAGAACAGAAGACATATACTTAAGTCGGATTAAAGAAAAAAAGAAAAAATTTACAAGAAATCAGTTGAAAGAAATGTTAAACTTTGATACAATATTATCACCAAAGGAAGCAATGGAGCTTGGATTGGTAGATAGGATTGAAACAAATGTATAGCGAAAATGAAATCCTCGTATTAGTTGAAGACATAGGCGAAGAAGGTACTGATAAGTTCATTGCAAAAGGAACTGAGGTTATCTTTCTAAAAGTAATTGACAATCCTGCAGACCTTAGTAAAGCTATGGTTCATATAAAGCACGGTAAAAGAGGTCTAGTTGTTCCGGAAATAGCAGTTACGCCTAAAGATCGTAAGAAGCTAGTTAAAGCGTTAGACGAGTTTAACAAAGCGTTTCTAGAGCAAAATCCTGACCTTAAAAGGTATCACCCAAATATAATTTTAAGATACTATTATAGATTTATTCACTTCATCAAAGGATTGATAAATGGACGAAATTAAGTATGTTAGATGGAAAAAACCTACCGATTTAAGAAGTAAATTCACTAAGGGAAAGAAGTATAGAGTTGAAATTCGATCTGCTAATAGGATCAATATTTACGACGATGTTGGCAATTCTCGCCATTGTAATTTTGATGTTATTGAACAATACTTCGATTTATTCGATTATTTGCCAAATACTAAGTTATTTAGAGAATTACATCCAAATGCGTCTGTTGAGGGAAATAAACTTAAAGTATTAATTAAGTAGGGGAATGTATGAATATTAAAGTTGGAGATAAAATCCGTTGGATATATTTAGAACATCGTAAAGATTTAACAATGAATAATGTATATACAGTTAATAGAGTAGAAAACAACGAAATATGGTTTCGTGACGATGGTGAGTGGGAACGCTTTGTGTACGACTATCAATTTCCTAATTGTTTTGAACTAGTTAACAAGTATTATCCTAATACTAGTTTATTTAGAAAACTGTATCCAGAAGGTAAAGAACAAGGTAAATTTATAGAGGTAACTCGTGAATAATTCTCCAAAAAAGTATAATAAAGGTAAACCTATGATGAGTTTGATTCGTCCTGAATTTCAAAAAGGATTGGCATCAGCTTTAACATATGGATATGAAAAGTATGGCGAGAGAAGAGGTGCTATCCAAAACTATTTAAAAGGGGAAGGATTTCATTACTCTACAATATACGACTCTCTACAGAGACATTTAGGTGAGTGGTGGAGTGGTAATGATTTAGATGAAGAAAGTAAGATACATCATTTATATATGGCTGCGGCTAATCTTATGTTTTTAGCGACATATGAAATGTGTGATAAGGGAATTGACGATAGAATAAGCTTGGAGGATGAAGATGAAGTTGAAGATTAAATTACTAAGTGAAAATGCAATAGTACCTGAATATAAAACCGAAGGTGCATCAGGGTTTGACTTTCATGCATTAGAGGATATATCAATATCTGCAGGACAGACAAAGCTGATAAAAACTGGACTATCTTTTGAAATTCCTAAAGGGTATGAACTACAAGTAAGACCTAGATCAGGGTTAAGTTTAAATACTAAGCTAAGAGTTTCTAATTCTCCGGGAACTGTGGATCACGATTTTCGAGGCGAGGTATGTATAATTATGGATAATATCAGTGGTGCAGAAAGCGTTTTTTCAACAATAAAAATCAAAAAAGGAGATAGAATAGCTCAAGGGGTTATTTGCCCCGTAGTTAGAGCGGAATTTGATGTAGTAAATGATTTAAGTGAAACTAAAAGGGGTTCTGGAGGATTTGGTTCTACTAACTAAAGGATTAAAATGAAACCTAAAAAGGTTCCTAGAAGAGAAGAAAAAGACGGACAATTAGATAAACTAAAAAATAGAGTGAGAAATTTAGAAAAGGAAAATCACAGATTAAAATCTGAATTAAGAACATATGAACAGGCGTTTAAAAATACGACTAAATTTTTAAGAGATAATACTAAAGAGATTAGCCTAGAAAAGCTAATAGATGCTGCGAAAAAAGGCGACTCATTAAAACAAGTTAGAGATAGCGAAGTTAAAAAAACATGTAAATTTTGCTTCTCAACTAACATTCATGTTGGCACTATACCGTCAGGTAAAATGATAATGTGTAGAGATTGTAGTAAAACGGAGGTAGAAAGAAATGATCGAGGGCAAATTAGCGAACCAGATTCCGAGATGTAAGTTTAACACTAAATGTGAGAAATGTAATAAAATATTATCGTTTCCTAAAATAGATCACATTGTCGGAGAATCTAACACATATTATGTATATAACTATCTAGATACTTCTAACTTCATATATGAGACTAGTTCAGGAAGTTCAGTTGTATACTGTAGTAAATATTGTCGCAATAAACATAACCATAGGTTTAAAAATGCCAATAAGTAATAAAGTCCATTTAAAGAATAAAATCATAATGAAGCTACGCCAAATGACTTGGGAATGGCAACCTATTGTCAATGCTGAGAAGAGAACTAAGGTAGATAAGGCAACTAATGAATGTGAGTTGTGCGGGACATATGTATATACTGGATCTAGTAAAAAGAGTCACGAAGCTTTGATTGAGAAATATCCCGATAGAAATGTTATAATGGGGACTCTATACAAAGACCATATAAATCCTGTAGTTCCTATAGGTAAAACTCAGCAAGAAATGACTTATGATGAAATTGTCGACAGTTTATTTTGCGAAGAAGATAATATTCAATGTATTTGTAAACAATGTCACGATATTAAGAGTAAGTCTGAAAATATTCAAAGAAAAGACTTGAAAAAATAATATTTATTTGTTAATATAAAACTAGGTATGTATAACTTTATACTATTTTATATTTATTTTGCGAGAATCATGACAAACGAATCAGTAAATTATGTTGAACCAATTCCTGTTGATAAATGTGAGTATTATGTTTGTCAATCTAGTACATATAGAGAGTGTCTAAAAGAGGAAATTGACTATAGGATTCTTGAATGTTCTAACATAAGGATAGAAAAATAATGTTGAATCATCTAGTAAGAAGTCATTTCTTTGGAGAATTTGGTATTTATGAAATAATAGCAAGGTCTTCTAGTGAAGCATTGTTACTTTGTAGTGACAAAGAATATTCTCGACCTTTTAAATTAAATAAAACTATACTTAACGATATGAAAATAGCGGAGAGTTTAGGACAAATGACTATCTCTGAAAATATAGAAAAACATCTTAATAAACCTATAACTTGGACATGGTTAGAAATTGGCGGAAGTATTTGTACTAAATTTGTACCTAATACTTCTCTATTTAGAGCTATGTATCCTGATGGTGTCGAGTTTGGTAATAAACTAAGGGTAATGAAGTGAAAAGAAGTCAGTTTAAAGCTAAAATATTAGACAAAATAAAAGATATTCCTCCCGAGGATAAGAGTTCTATAGCAGATGCATTCATTGATATTGTCGATGAAATGAAGATAGTTCCTACAGAAAGGTTTATCACTTGCGGAGAGTATTTCAATCTAGATAAAAATGATCCTAATTTCAACACCATCTATAGATTTAAAGTTAATAGATGGGACCCAGAAGAATAATCTTGACAAATTTACAATTATAATATATACTAATTAAGGAGGTGTGTATGTTACAAGTATTGATTGCATTGTGGATTGCTTTTTTAGTTATTTATCTAATCAATAATTTAGTGATTAGTAAATACAAACAAGTTGAGGAAGATGAAGAATTAGAGGACATTATTGAGGATCAAGAATCATTAGAAAGACAGGCTAAGATTATAGAGGAACAAGAAAAGAAATCCTCGTATTTTAGCAGATTAAGAAATAAGAAAAAAGTAGAGTCATTTAAAAAGGAGAAGAAATGAGTTTAAAACAACAGTTTTTATTAGGAGTGGCAGTACTAGGTACAATTACAGTACTTGCACTATCGGGCAGCATTGTTGAAACAAACAATGAAGGTTACTATCAAATTAAACAAGCGTCGTTTACTGGAGACATGAGTGTTAGAAATACTCCGGGTATGTACTTCCAGAACTTCGGTAATATTTCTGATTACCAAATCTCAGACATGTACTATTTCGGTTCAAACGATAGCAGCGAACCTATCTTAGTAAGGTTTAACGACGGTTCAACAGCTAAGATTTCAGGTTCTATTAAGTTTAAACTGAGTCAAAAAGAAGAAGATCAACTTCTTTTACACAAAGATTTTAAGAACTATAACGCTGTAGTAAACGACTTAGTTAGACAGACGGTTGCCGAATCTCTAAAGCAAACAGCATCTTTGATGAAAGCTGAAGAGACTTATTCTTCGAAAAGATCTGAGTTTGTATCACTATCTGAAGATCAAATCGCTAAGGGTATTTTCGCAACATCTGCTAAAGATATTGAAGTTGAAGATATCTCTGGTCAAAAGTTTATCCAAAGAGCAGTTGATGTTAAACTTGATGACAAAAACCAACCAGTTATTGAAAAGAACTCTCTGTTGAAGAGATACAATATCCAATTACTACAATTCGTAATTACCGATATTGACTTTGATGAAACTATCGATAAGTTAATTAACGAAAAGAAGAAGGCTGAGCAAGCTAAGGTTGTTGCTAAAGCTAAAGCTGAAGAAGCTAAGCAAGATGCGATTACAGCTAGAGAACAAGGTGCTGCAAGGATTGCTCAAGCTAAGGCTGATGAAGAAGTTGAGAAGATTAAAGAAGTAACTCAAGCTTTAAAAGCTAAAGAAGTTGCCGAGCTTGACGCTAAAAAACGTAAAGTTGTAGCAGAACTTGATGCTCAAAAAGAGTTCGAAGTTGCTAAACTAAACCGTCTTAAGGCTGAAGAAGAAGCTAACGCTAAACTTACTATTAAACAAGCTGAAGCTAAGGCTAACGAATTACTAGTTAAGGCAGGGTTAACTCCACTAGAAGCTGCTAAAATGGAAATGGAGACTAAAATTGGCATTGCTAGAGAGCTTTCTAATATTAAGTTACCAAGCACATTTATCGGAGCAGGTTCTGGAGCAGGTGGAGCAGCGTTAGATCCATTTACTGCTGTAGGGTTAGAATCGTTAATGAGAATTAATGAAAAAATGTCTGCAGGTAATAAAAAATAGCTTGACTAAATTAAAAAAATAGAGTATTATGTAAGGGTGGAGAATAACTCCACCTTTTTTAGGAGAAAAAAATGAAATGGTTGTTATTGTTAATGTTGAGTATGACATATTCTCATGCTCTAGTTCTTGGAGAGAATAATACAGTATCTCTTAGGAACGAATATCGTTCTAATACTGTATCAACGGTTATCCACAAGCTACAAAAAATTCACACTAATCTTCCAGAAGGTGCTGAAATTAACTTGTATTTAGACAGTCCGGGTGGATCGATTATTGCAGGTGAAGAATTAATCAAGTTTGTTAACTCTTTAAATCGTCCTGTGAACGTGATTTGCAACTTCTGTGCATCTATGGCTTTCCAAACCCTTCAAGGAATTAACGGTAAAAGGTTAGTTACTAATATGGGTATTTTAATGTCACATAAGGCTTATGGAGGCTTTGACGGAGAATTTCCGGGGCAATTAGAAAACAGACTTAATTTCTGGTTAAAAAGGCTAAATAAGGTTGATGAAGCTGTTGTTAAGAGAACAAACGGAAAACAAACTTTAGAAACGTATAAAGAATTATACGAGAATGAATATTGGTGTACAGATACTGATTGTATTAATGATGGATTTGCTGATGCAGTTGTTGACGTAACTTGTGATAAAACTCTTAACGGGATTGAAACACAGATTGTCCAAGGATTCTTCGGTAATTTTGAGGTACATTTAAGTAAATGCCCTATAATCACTGGCGTAATAAAGTATAGATCTCTTGATAGTGACGGTGATCCTATTGGTCCATTTATTACAAATTCTGAAGACGATTTAATGGATCTATTACTGAAGGGCAAGTCTATCCAAGGTATTAATAGAATTAACTTAAACGATGTTAGATAAAAAATTAGATGAGTTACTAGATTTACTCCAAAAAGTTGAGGCTAAAGCTGAAGTTGAAAAAAGTGGATGTTCGTTCGAAAAGTTCGTATTGGAGTACGGGATACGTTCGGGATTAACTAGGGTCCCGAACTATCTCATTTATAGCTTGTATGATAGCAACTATAAAAATGCTTACGGAAAGAATCACTTTTTTAGATTAATGAGTTCGAGGTTTAAGTCTGTTAGAACAGGAAAACAACGAGCTTATTTACTTGACGGTTCATCTTTTGATTTATCTAGAGAAGGGAAATTAAAGGCTAAGCACTATGACAAAGAAAAAAGAATTGAAAAAAAGAGTAAGAAGGGAAGATAAGAAACACCCCTTTTTAGACAAGAGTTACAATTTGAAAAGCAGAAGAGATTACATTGACAATACTTATTACGTAAATGGCGTTAAAGACGTTAAAGGTAAGACGGTAATGAGAGAGTTAACCGAGGAAGAAAAAGACTTCCTAAACAAGTTTAATGCAGAATATTACTGCGCTTCTTTCGATAAGGACGACAATAATAATCTACATAAATATAAAGCAAGTAAAGACCAATTAAACGAAGTTAGAGAATATATTAAAGAACTTAAACAACACATAAAAACTTTAGAAAAAACAAATGCAAGCAAGGAAAAGCTAAGATCTTTATATAGAGAGGTTGAAGCTACAAGGGAACAACTGTTAGAGTTAAATCCTAAATTAAAATGTACTGATGCTAATAATCTAAGAAATAATTGTTTACTGAATATAGGTAAGGCTAGAAATGAGATTGAGTTTATACCTTGGGACGATCTAGATCAAGATGCTATAGGTACACCAGATGTTGAATTATTATATTTATTAAATGATATTGATTCGAAGATTAAGAAATAAATAGTTTTACTATATCTTCATAGAAATTTATAACCGCAGTTAGAACCCCGACTATAGTTCCTATAAACCCTATTCTTATACTCCAAGTTTTGATCTTTTTAATATTTTCTTGTTTTAGACGTTTTTCGAATTGATATTGTTCGGCAATTTCGACAATAGTTGGAAGTTTTTCTAATACTGGTTGAAGTTCATTTATTATCTTCTTATCTCCAGTAATATGATCTTCGAATATCTCCATCTTATTACTCATCTTCTCAGCATGTACTTTAAAGTCCGTTTTAAGTTCTGCTACATCTTCTTTAACTTTGTCAATTTTTTCTTCTAGTTTGTCGAACTTTTCCACATCAACTCTCCGTTTTAACTTGTTTTGGCGATTTTATCTAGTAATGACTTTATTCTCTCAACATCTGAGAATGATTCAATTTGTACTACTTCGTTTTGTAAAGCTACTTTTTGTTCTTCAGGTATATTCATTTCGTTTATTCCTTGAAAAGCTCTTTCAATTTCATACTCAGGGGTTTCCATACCTGATGATTTCATCTTCATAATTTTGTTTAAATTTGACTTTATATTTTCAATAGGGGTATTAAACAATTTTTTTTCTTGTTGTCTTCTTTGAATTAACCCGGGGTTAGGAACGCCATTTACCTTAACAACGTCCATATTATTGAATATACCTTTAACATCTTTATTCTCTAAAGCCCTTTTCAGCAATTTGTGCTCTACGTGTCCGGTATTATACCAATAACTAATTAAAGAAGCTATTTGATTATCATTCATAAATTCAGATAGATCAGCTTTAGCTATCTTTGATAATTCATTATACTTTTTATCTACATCTTCTTTCACTAGACCTGTAGCCTCTTCTTCAGATATACCTTCTTTATATATTTGAGACAATCTATCTTCAGGGATTCTACCTTTGAATAACTTGGTTCCATATGCTAAAGTATCTTCTCCTCCCTCAATACTTTTATGAGGTTTCCATCTATTTGTTTTTTTATCAAATCCGCTATTTTTAAAAGATTGATTATTTTCTAGTTTTTTAATCAATTCAATTGCTTTATTTTTAAAGTCTGGCGTTTTTTCTTGTTCTTCAGAATCCAAATCTGTAGTTATAAATTTATCAGATTTCTCGTTTGGAGGAATTGGAGAAGAATCTATATCATTTTCAAAGCTCGAAGTTTCTTCCTCTTCATACATTTCTTCTATAGATTTTCTAATAGCAGGTTGTTGAGATAATGACCAAAGTAAAGCATTTTTAAGAGGACCTTCTGCTTCCATAGCCTTTTTAATATTGCCTCCGATACCTTGAAGTACTGCATTATTAGAATTGCTAAACTTATTACTAATTTTAGCTAACGATTCGTCAGACATTTTGTTTAACGATTGAATAGCTTTTCCTGATTTATTTACTAAAGGTTTAACTGCTTTACCATATAAAGCACCTGCTACCTCAGAAGCTAAACCTGTAGCTTTTTGAGATACCCCTGCTTTAGTAAATTCGCCTGAAGGGCTATGAGAACCTTCTGTAATTCTATTTACTTCAGAAATTAAATCTATGTCTTTCATTTTCTTAGAAATAGGATCAGAGTCTTTTAATAAGTTTCTTTCAATATAGTCTTTTTCTGTTCCCATTTTATTAGGAAGTTTCTTCATAAGCTCTACCATATCTTGAGACATGTACTGAGAACCTTTCTGCATAATATCTTTATCTATACCAAGAATGTCGAGAATTGCATACATTTTAGCATATTCTTGTTTATTTTCAGATAAGTTTTCAATCATTTTAGGAACAGTATTTCTTCCTAATTTCCATAGTTCTTTATATCTAGCTGCTGCTGCTCCGCCTTCTTCAAAAGCTTTCTTTTGTGCTGCAGCTAAGAAACTAAGCATATCATCAATTGACATTTTCTTAAAGTTGATGTCTTGTACAGGGATATCTTTATATCTTTTATATACTTCACCTGTTGCTTCGTTTAAATAGCTACCAACTAATTTACCATCTTCTTTAGATATGTTAATCTTAGAAGGTTGAAATGGAGTTACGTCTTCTAAGAACTTCTTTTGAGTATATTCTGCAACTTCTTCGCCTGTTTCAGGATCTATCACCATTTCTTTAAATTTAGCTTTTCCACCTTTGATTCTTCCGCCAACAGTTTCATAAGGCATTTCCGAAACTTGATCGTATGATTTATTCATATTTTCAATTTGTTCTAAACTAAGGTCTTTTTTCTCAGCTTCCATTACTGCTTTACCTTCAGCTTTCTTTTGAGAAGCTACATCTTTATTCTGAGATTTTTGTAGCTTAGTATTAATTTCAGATTGTAGTTCTTCTTCTAACTCTTTAGTTAATCTTTGTTCTATGTTAAATAAATCTTCAATTTCTTGAGCAAGTTTTTCAGCTTCAATCTTATCTTTACCTAATAAGTATTTAGCTTCTTCTTTAACTCGGTTAGATATAGATTGTAGATCGCCAGTTAAGTCAAACTCTGCGTTTAATTGAGCAGCTTTCTCTTCTGCAGTTTTTTTATCTAATCCTAGTTTTTGAAATTTAGCTTGAAATGAATCTAGTAGTTCTTTTATATCTTTTTCGAGAATTTCTCCTCTTTTCTTAGTACTAGTCATACCATATTTAGCAGCAAATTCGAACGGCTTAGTGATTGTAGGGAATTTCTCAGCAAGAGCTTCAGCACCTTTTTTAAGCTGTCCTAGTCCCTTTCCTGCACCTTTAGCTACGGCAGGTAAAGCTACACCAGTTGCTGCTCCTAAACCTGCTCCCGTGGCTACATCTTTAGCTACTTCAGGAATATCTGTAATATTTTCAGTTCTACCTAATGCAGCGGCTGCTCCATATTTAGCACCAGTTTTAGCAAGTTCTTTTACAGATTGTTTTGCAGCAACTTTACCTAAATTAGCAGCGGCGGCAGCTCCACCTGAAAATAACGCAGGGACTACTCCTGATGCAATATCCGCCGCCATATACGTAGAAGGGTTAGCTTCTTCAGCTTTCTTGAATTTTTCACGTTCAATGTCTCTATACTTTTTGTATAACTGAGGTAAATCTTTTATTGTAGGCTCGCCTGTTGCAACATCAACGGCAGCAGTTATCCCTCCAAGTATTTCATCTGCGAAATCAACTGTACCTCCTTGAACTCCGCCTCTCCAAGCAGATTCAAGTTTAGATACTTCGTCATCACCAGATACTTCATCATCGAACCCTGATAGATCTAATTCTTGATTTTTTGATACTTCTTCGTCAAATGACGATAAATCTATTTTTTTAGTCATTATAATTTTCCTGCTTCTTTCAACGCTTGTATAGCTTTTTCTCTAGATATTTTATTAGCTTTCATAACCTTCTCTATACCTCTTTCTTGAGATTCTGTATACCCTGATTGAGTTATGCTTTGCTCTTTACCAGTTTTAGCCATACCATATTTATCGTATGGGAATCCTTTATCAGATCCGTTTTTATTAACATACTCATAAAGGTCGTCAGAGAATTTTACTTTATTTTTAATAACTTTTTCCAACTCCTTAGCTCTTTTTAAATTTTCTTTTTCACTCAATTTTTCATTGTATTGAAGACTCATTATTCTTTCGCCTTCTTTTTCAGTAAATTGAGCACCTAACGTTGGACGTAATGTTTCTTGGATAGCAGATTGAATTGAATCTCTAGCACTAATTGAATCCTCTGTTCTAATAGCATCTGGTAAATATCCTACAAATCCTCCACTAATAGAGTCTTTGCCTGATTTTAAAATATTAATACCTTTATTTATTTTATCTAAGTTAGATATTAATTGTGGTCTATCTTTAGTTTGATATTCTACTCCAGTTTTAGCTAATTGCTTCATCTTCTCTTTTTCAAATACCGAATCTTTGCTATCACCGTATAATCTCTCAGCACCTTTATCTGTAACTCTAACTAGATCATTACCTACTTTGTAAATATTTTTACTAGAAGGAGTTTTAGCTCCTTGATATTTTGATAGTAATTCTGCCATTTTACTTAATTGATCTAACTTTTGAGTTTTAGCTGTTGACTCTTTTTGTTCGATATTCTTAGCTAAATCCATATTTAATGGCTTATAGTATGGGTTATAGTTCGCTGCAGCTCTATCCATAATGTCGGCAAATGTCGACCAATTCTTCATAGATTGACTTACTGGTTCTTCTTTATTATAATCTTTTACCATCTTATTATATTGAGATAATATTTTTTTATGTTCAGCAGCAGGATCAAATTCTTCCTCTTGTTCTTCTTTTGTTTGAAGATTTGGAGATTTTGCTTCCTGATTAACTTCTTGAACTGAAGCAGGTTGTCTTTGTAATGGTTGAGTTGTTGGTTCCATTTCTTCAGCTTCTTGCATAGCAGCTAATTCTGAAGCTTTTTGCATTTCTAATTCTTCATCAGAAAGAACTGTTCCTCCTCCGTTGAACTTAGCTTTAGCTTTTAATTGTTCTTGGTATTCTCTAGGAACACCTTCGACAATGTCTTTATCACCTAGATCTTGTAAATCAGCTTTTCCTCTTAGAAGATCCATTAATCTTTGTTGTTGAGATACGTTTAATACCATTTCACCGGAATTAAGCTTTGCATCAACTCTATCGCCTGCATATGAATCTCCTTTAACCACATTTCCTTGGTTATTAGACTTATGCATTAGATCGCCATTTTCAGCTTTATAATATGTTCCGCCATCTTGAGCAGCGAATGGATTAGCAAACTGTTGAGCTGCTTGTAATCTTTGAGCTAATACGTTTTCAGGTTGAGCAAACTGAACATTAGTATCTAACTTTAGTTCAGGTTTAGCTTGTGGTTTTTGAGAACTTAGAGAAGATACTATGTCGGTCATAGCCGATAGTTTATCTTTTGTATCATTACTTAACCCCTCTACTTTTTTAGAAGGAGCTTTACTTTCTATTTTTTTACCTGAACCTCCCATTCCTCCATATTCAGGTCTAAATGGAATATCTGCAGATTCTTTAGTAACATACTCAGATCTTTGAGGATTAAATGTATTTTTTAATTCATTATCTGTTAATTTTTTACTAAATATATCAAGTCCTGAAGGTACTTTAGTTTGAGGTTGACTAACTGGAGGAGGTGTTAACATTGCAGGAGTTTCATTAGTTTGGAAAAGATCTGGTACTTGTGCCTCAGTATTTTGAGGTCTATATATCAATGCTCCACCATCTGCATGAATTACGTTACCGTCTTTTGCATGAATTACTCCGCCATCTTTAAATAGAGATCCAAATGCACCTCCCAATCCGGCTCCTGCTTTCATACCTTCAGCAGCCCCTTTAGGACCACCTGCGTAAGCTCCGATTCCGGCTCCTATTAAAGTACCAATAGCCTGTCCTCCGCTTCCTTTTTGTGGCATACTAGCTGCCATCTGAGCGTAAGCATTTGTAGCAGATTGTCCTGCTCCTGCTTTAGCTAATTGGTTTTGGAATTGCTGTTGATCTCTTCCAATATTGTACATAGTTGATTGATTTTGTAATGCAGCTTTTTGATTTTCAATAGCCTGTCTAGCAGCAAGATTTTGCTGATTAGTTTGCATTCTAGCTGCAGTATTTGCTTGAGCAATTCTATCTTTAGCACTAGCTAAATTAGCTCCTCTCCCATAGTCAGCTTGTTCCATTTGTCCTGCCATACTACCCATTTGTTGAGCAGCTTGTGCTCTATTGGCACTAGATTGTGCAGCCATTTGCATAGCTTTTTGGCGAGCATTTGAAGCATCAGCTTGTTGACCTGATAAAGAAGCAGCTAATTGTGCTCCAGAATCAAGAGTTCCTCTACTAGCCATTTCTTGCATTAAACCTTGTTGTCTAGACTTAGCAGAAGCATCTGCTTGTCCTAACATTTCTTCCATAGCTAATTTATCTTCAGGAGTTAATCCTTTTTCAGATCTTTCTTTTATAGATTGCAATGCTTGCATCTGAGCTTGTTTTAAACGAGGATCTGTCTGTACGTCTTCTAATGCAGATGGTCCTAATTCTTCAGCTTCAAGTAATCCTACTAATTCTGGATTCTTTAATACTAATTCCTGAAGTTCCGGTAAAGGAAGTTTCTTTAGCATTTCCATTTGTTCAGCTTGTGCTGCCATTGCTGCTCTTTGTTCTGCAGGAATTTTTTGTTTCTTACCCATTCTATTATTCTCCTAAAATATCGTAACAATAATTTTTTATATATGGTTCGTTCTCATCTCGTCCTGTAAACTTAAATCCGAGTTTAAGGTGAATTTCGTCACTTTTTTCAAAGCCAGATTTACGTTCAGAAGTACTAGAGAACATATAATTATAACCTTTTTGTTTAAATTCTTCAATCATTTTTTTTAAGGTTCCTGTAACTTTTCCTTGACCTCTTATCTCTGGAATAGAATATACATCAAATATGTACACATTATCATTTTCAACTAAATAAGTAATAAAAAACTCATCGGTATATACACAATCAACATTTTCAGTTTCTTTAATATAATCTGCGTATAATTTCATTATTTAGTTCTCAATTTACTTAAAAGTTGAGTCATTTCATCTTGTGTTAATCTATCTCTAGTATTCTCTTTCATTAAGTCAGTTCCTTGAGTTCCTGCAAGCTTAGATAACGCCGAGTATCTTGCCATTTGTTCAGGACTTGCTAGTGACTCTCTTCTAATGTCAGCTCCAGATCTTAAGTCATCTAAACTTAGACCTCCCTGAACTCCTTCTAACTCTTTAGCCAGTAATTTATTATAATCGAAAGATTTAGCTCTAGAACCGATATCTGATATTTTATTTACTAAATCAGATACGTTAAATGTCGCTCTGTTATAAACGCCTAAAGTATTAGGATCTATTCCGCCGAATTTACCTGTGTCAGACATTCCTAAAAGAGCTAGGTCTTGTTGAGATAATTTACCTAATGCTGTATTTCCTATTGCAGCATTTAATCTAGCTTCTGCGTTCTTTCCACCAGTAAACTGTATTCCCTTAAGTTTAGCAGCGTCACCTGTTGATATATAATCTTTAAGGTTTTGTAACTGATTTATTTCTCCTGACCCTGAAACTCCTGTATTGAGTTGTTTTAATCTTTCAATTTGTTTATCAATATCTGCCATGTTTGAGATGCCGTATTGATTTCTACCAACATTGGTCATTCCCGTAAATAGATCCGACAATAATTGTTGTCTACCTTCAGCAGTTCCCATATTTAATTGATTCTGTAAAGCTTGCAATCTTTCTTGAGTACCTGTTTGTAATCCAGTTAACTCATCTAGCTGAGCTTTTCTTGCAGCTTGTTCTGCAGCTACTTGAGCGTCTAGATCTGTTATAACTTGTTTACTAGCACCAGTTGTCTGCTCTTGTAATCCAGTTCTAAAGTCCTGAGCACCTTGTTCGGCTCCTTGTAAAGCTGCTGCTTGTTCTTGTAAAGCACCTTGTATTCCTCCCTGAGCTTGTTTTGCAGCTCCTTGAGCCTGTTGAGCTAATGCTTGTCTAGCTCCTTGATCTGAACCTACAATAAGAGCATCTAGCCCTTGTTGTCCTTGAGTATATTGTTGTCCGCCTTGAGCGAATCTTTGTTTAAGTAATTCTCTTCTTCCTTCATCACTTGCAGATCTTCCTGCTTGTTGTTGAAGCCTTGCAGCTTCTGCTTGTTGAGGAGATAAGTTCATACTTTGAATTTGACCAAATCCCTCGTTACCTGTAGCTAAGTTTCTAAATCTTCCCACATCAGTTTCAGACAGTTCTTGTCCTTGATTTGCAGCTTGGATTTGTTGATTAGCGAAATTCTTCGCAGCTTCCATTCTTGCATTGTACTGAGTTACTTGATTTTGCTGAGCTTGTTGTTGTTTAGCGACTTGCTCGCCAACATTACTTGCTTGCTTTTCTAAAACAGATCCTGCAGCTTTAGCCATATTTGCAGCTTGCGGTTGGTTAGCTTGTGCATACTTCTGAATGTTAGTAAACATTCCTGAAGAAGCTTTAGGCTGTTTGTTTTGAGATGGTTGAGCTTGTCCTGCTGCTTGTTGGGCGGTGTTTGCACCTGCTTGGATTGTTGCAGGTTGAGAGGGTGCGGACGCACCTGAATCGGTAGGTTGTTGGGTAGGAGCTGTCTGTCCACCTTGGCTAAGAGGTGTAGAAGAAGCTACCTGTTGTTGTTGATTGCCCGTATTTGAAGCATCGTAAGCCATGAATGTCCTTTAATATATCATCTCTATATATAGTTGTTAATTTAACTAAGTAAAATTATTAAAAAAATTCAAAAAACGAATAATATCAATACATTAGTAAAAAATGATTGTTAGTCTGTATTTATTGTTAGCTTGTAACCCTGTAATATTATTTACTTGTATAAATCCTCCGGCTAACCTAGTGAAACTTATGAAGGGTTGCTGAGTGGGATATATACTTGGATTTGAAAGGTTTATAGCATCAATTACTTGATGTCCTCTTACTGTACTTAAATCTGTGGCAATTTTATTGTTTAGTAAAGGTTTACCTGTAGAATCAACTGTTATATCTACAGTTTTGATATTCTCGACCTTATTTTCAAAGTCAATTCTTTTATCGGCTAATTCTACAACTTCTTGCATAAAGGAGTTTAATATCCCTCCTAATTGTCCCATAGGTTGCTGTAGTTCTTCAGGAAAGTCTTCGGCACGTATTTGCCTTACATTATTTAATTTCATCTTATATCCTATTTATAGGCTCTAGAAGATACTGCTCTAACAACTCCTGAGATACCTAAAATTCTGAAGTATTCTCTAGCATTTTCATGAACGAAAGCTAAACTTAAGTATCTACATCTTTGTTTAGTTCTAGGTACTATATCTCTGAAAGGTATGTCATTACCATCTCCTCCCCAAAAGTGGTTAGGATCTGACCAAGGCATGTCCCCGAAATAACCTATTCCCTTACCTTTAAAAGGAACTTCTTCGAAGTCTTGAGCAACATCTGAAGCATATTTAGCAATAGCATCATTGAAGTTATTTTGGTCGAACATTATCGAGATTTCTCTAACCTGTTTTAAAGCAGAAGGATCGCCAAAATGTTGAGGATTCCACTCGATTTCTTTATCGAAGTGTTTGTATACCATAATCTCTCCTTCTAGGAAAGGTCTGGCAGTATGAACAGTTATTTCATTTGTCTGAACGTCTACTTCAGTAATATATGCTTCATATACAACAGTTTCTGGCTTTTTATAACTTTTTATCGAAGTTATTGTATCAGGGAAGTTAAGTTCGTCAACTAGAGTTTCGGTTAACGTTCTATAGTTAGTACTGTTAAAAACTTTAGCAGTTATATTTACGGCATCTAAAGTTACTAAATAGTCGTTTAAATTCTGGAGCTTCTCTGCAATATCATCTCCTGCAGATACTTTAAATGAATCATACATTGTCGAGCTTATTGGAGGTACAATCCCTGAATCAAATTTGTCCATTTTATTTAACAATCTATTATTAACATAAGTAATAGTTACTAATTGAGTTTGAGTAATAACATCGCTAGTCTTAACATCAGTTAGACTTGATATTACCATTTTATTTTCAACAACAGTTCCTTCTGATATTGTTCTAGTAAACTCTCTATCTGCATGATCCGTTCTATTACTATTTTTTCTTTCTTGCATTAAATAGTTTCTAGTAGAACTTCCTAAATATAGTCGATCATCTCTTGTTGCAACATATCCACAATTAGCGTCTATTTCCCATCTAGTCCATGTTCTTTCAAATATGTTATATCTAAAGGCTTGAGTTGCATATGTATCTGTAGTTTTAGTTGGAGCAAACATGATATAAGCTCTATCGTTTTCATAAGCAATACCGAAAGATAATAACTTGTAGTCAACTCTATGGTTAGCAAATGCATCGATTAGATTCTCAATTCCTCCAGAAATAATGCCTACACCCGAGTCAGTTATTGTAACAATTCCTTGCTCAGTTAAGCAATATATTTGGTTATTTAAAACTCTAGCAGTATCTGGAGCAATAATCCTAGTATTGTCAAGAAGTCTTACTGAAAAGTTTGGAGCCGAAGTTCCTGAAACGATAAATACTCCGTCTTCTTTTAGTACGAATAAATTATCTCTTAGAGCCAATATTCTCCATATTTCCGCATCTTTTCCGCCAACATCAATATAGTTAACTATAGGTACTGCCTCTGGTTCATTTACTTTTGAGAAGTATAATCTATTTTGAGATTCTAGATTGTCAGACTCTAAATCTGCTGTAAAAATTGCACTATTATCTACTAAAAATCCGTTAGTCATGTCGTCGCTATCTATCGTTACAAGATTCGCAACAGGTATAGTAAAGCTATTAGCATCAACTACAGTTATTGTAAATATTCCCGATATTTCAGCAGGAGCGTCTAAATCTAATGCATCAGGTAAGAAAGATACAAATACTTCATCTCCAGTTGAATATCCATGACCTGTTAATGTTATCTTTGTGGCAGGTCCTGTTCCCTGTAATCTCTCCATAGGTTTAGAGAAAGGAACTTCAGGGCTAAATTCAAGCCCAATGCTTGTGTTAGCAGGTTCATCTATTGAAATGTAAAATTGTTTATCTTCTAAGGTTTTATTCTCTAAAAGGATAATACCCGGCAAATCAGTTGAGCCTGATAAATAATATGCGTTTACTGGAGAATTTGAATCTCTGTTTATCGTTTTTACTAAGCTTCTAGCAGTTTCATCGATAGATTGAGCTACTGAGATTAACCCTGAAAGAAGTACATCTCCTCCGGCTTCTGTGTCAAAATCTTCACCAGAACCTTGAGTTGTTACTGATATAGACCATCCTGTACCGATGTCTGTAGCAGGAGTATTAGTTATAGTAGTTATATCGTCTACTGAGCCATTATTTGCATGTAGTATTCTAATTTGATTAGCAGCTACTGTTGAACCTGTATCAAACGGATTTGTGACAGTTTCAATTAAAAAGTCGAAATTATCATTTAAAGCGTCGTATATAGCATCAACTATTTCTTGTTGAGTCATTCCTGTTGTTAAAGATACTCTATAGCCGAGTCTTCCTTCAATTTCAGGGTTAGTCCCTGTCCCGTCCTTATCGAACCATAGGTAAAACTTTCTTTCGTTATTTGATGAGTTTAATAGAATATACGAACTATTCGCAGTATCCGCAAATGTACCTGCAGTAATTGTAGTGTCTTCAGCTACACCTACAAAAGTATAGTATCTAGTTGTGTCTTCATTTCCGACAATAAATCTTGTTGAACCGCTAACAAAGTCGTCAATTGATAGTATGTTAAATTGTAATCTATGTCTAGACTTAGTGTTAGCATAGAACATTGAGTTTCTAAATAGCTCCATATCTAGCGATATTGGAGGAGGTTCGTTTGATTGAAGTATCCCTTGACCTGTTACTTGGTTTGTATATAACGGAGCTGATGATGCTCTAAAGCTCTCAGGAACATTGTCTACAAACGATATTTCACCATTAGTTATATCCGAATCAAGGATGCTAGATTCGTATACTAAATTCATCTCATCGCCCGGATCTAGATCGGTTAGTTCTAATCCTTCGACAGATTCGATATATGCAGTTCTATAAATTTGATAAAAGTAAGAAGTGGTTATATTGTTAGGAACAGTTAAAGTTACTTCAACATTAGCACTATTTCCAACAGTAACAGAGCCGTCATTTGTTTTAGTTACAGTTATATTCGGAGTTCCACCTGAAGCTTCGCTTATATCTTGAATGTCGCCTTCTTCACTATTGGTAATTATTACTTTAGTATTATCTCCAATATCAATTTCAGTTGTTATTTCAGGGATATTAGCGGCTAGATCGTTGGCGAGTATTGCTGCAACTACGTCATTAGCAGTAGATCCTCCTGTCTGAATCTTAATATAAGTAGTGCCAATAGTGTCGGCTTTTTTAGGAGGGGTAGCTGTTCCAGATACTTCGAAATATACTGTATACTTTAGTTCTAGAGTATTTAATAGAAAATAGTCACCATTAGCAATACCTGCAGCATTATCTATTTTTACAGAAGATGCTTCTAACACTTTAACGTCATCAGAATAATTGGTTACTACATATCTTGCACTCGGAGATCCGAGAATTAAATTATTATTTTCATCTTTGGTTCCAAATAAAATTCTGTATGCAACTTTTGATTGTGGAGGTAAAAATCCTCCGCCTGTTGCAGGAACAGTAACTGCGAAGAGGTCTGAACCTTTTATACCTCCGGCATCTGTTATATTTAATGTACTAGTTGAAGACATTCCTGAGTTATTTTTTAACGATATCTTCTTAATACCTTCAGCAGTAGTGATGTACATATTACCGTTAGATTCTTCCCACTTAATTCTATAGTTTTGTAGAACTTCTTGGAAAGATCCTGATACTGGCTGAAAATCAGAGTTTTCATCTTCAAACTCAAACTTATCAGCATAATATCTGATTATTCTATTTTTGTATTCTATAATTTGTTTGATAGTATTGGCAGTTGATTCTGTTCCGCCTGTTGCTCCGCCAAAGTCATTAAGACCTCTTCTTGGAGTGATAACTCCGTCTTCGTCTACGTTAACGTTAGTTGCTTTACGTAGAGAACCTTCAGGGGTAGATAACTCCGAACCATTAGTTACTAACCCGTGGCACTTTATAAGATTAGCTCTTTGTGACATTAGTATCCTTTTCTACGTCTTATATTTCTATTTATAAAAACGTCGGTTAATGTTCCATGTCTTGGTTTGATCTTCTTAGGGGCTAATTCTACCCTATCGTCGACAATTTGAACTGTTGATGTAACCATACGATCTAATCTAACTTTAGCGTTATTTAATCCTTCAGTATCTCCCATTGCCTCTAAGATATGAACTGCAGTTAATTGTGCAAGAACTGGGTGCATTTCTGTTGGGATATTTGGTACTGGACTTTCTTCAGCAAATGTGATATAATCACCTTGTTTTATGTTTACAAGTTGATCTTGAATATCCGAAGTATTAAACGATATAGTTTTTAAAGAAGAGTTAACCGTTGTAGGTTGTAAATCCCAAGATAATATTTTGTTAGGACTTTTACTGTCAACAATGTCGTATTTAATAGTGCTTCCTAAACTTCCGTCTGTTAGCTGAAATTTATTGGGCATAGTTACAAATGTAAATGTAGTTATTCCTGTGTTTAGATCGTTATTAATAGTTTTAATAACCCCTGCTTCGCTAGTTTTAGTTAGAACATTTGGTCTAATATAAAAGTATACTCTAACATATTCATAGCTTCTTGTAGGTTGGATTAACTTAATCTGATTTCCTTCAATATAGAATTTATCCATACCGTAGTTGCTATAAGCTTCGTCGTGGTCAGGAAGTTCGGATATACCAATTTGAGTTAATTCCCAAACCTGACTAGATTCAATTAAGCTGATATCCATTACTTTATTACCAATTGCTCTATCTGGAATATTGTAGATACCTTCATTATTAGCAGGAATATCGATATGAGTAGCTAAATGTCCCTCTTTTATCGACAATAACTTATCTAATAATTGAACGTCCATTTCCTCATTGGCAATAGCCAAAATGTTTGTATCATCAAATGTTCGGTTGTCACTAGGAACCATTGCCCTATTTCTAACCGATTCGATTAGCTTATCGCCAGTAAGTATTCTAGACATTTATTACCCCAATATTTTCTTTTTGATAGCTTCTTTATCTACTGAACCACAAGCTTCGCAACCTTTGCCTTCACATTTTGGACAAGATTCTTCCTCGCCGTTTTCCATTAGTTCTTCAGCCATCTCAAGACCTTCTTTAAGACCTTCCGGTGAAGAAGCTCCTACAGTTACTTGCATTGGCTTTTTAGGTAGAATAGATTTGAAATCTTCTCTACTTTTTTGTTTCATTTTCCCCTTAAGCATTTTAAGCATTTCTTTTCTTGCTTCTAATTTGTCCATGTACTACCCCTTTCTTAAATAACCTATCTATATATAGTTGTTAAATTATACCAAAAAAATGTAATAAATTTTCATTTTTCCAGTATTTCTAATATGTTATATTATACTAAAGATTGGATTAATTCCGTTTTTCTTAAGTATATTACGTATTTGTGACGGTTTTATTAAATCAGGGCTATAACCTGAGTAATTCTTGCAAATATAAGGAATTACATCTCTATATACCAATTCTGAACAATTCTGTCCGTCCTTAAATGGGTTAGTCGATTTTATTCCCAATCTCTTTAATTTATCAACTATAAATATACCTATATTCTGCAACATTCCATAATGTTCGCCACAGTTATCAAGAAGGTTATTTCTCATTAAATTATATGTTTCATCATCAAGACTTACTTCATATGATTCCATTATCTCATTTTTATTTAAAAAACGAGTAATTGATATAAAGCTAACTCCTGAGCCTATTACTGAATGATAAATAAAGTTCTGGTTTAAATGAGGAGTATCAAACTCTATAGAAACATGAGATACAGGGATACCTTCATACCATTGTAAAAGCTTGGAGAATATAGCTCCTTGTTTATTTCTAGTAAAATGTATTTTAAATGTTTTCATATTAAGCTTTATATAGATCCATTCTTATTTGTATTTTATGTGTAACACCTGCATCGTGTTTTATTATATACTGAAATCTATTTGTAGGAAAAGGAACTCCTACGGTATTATATTTAATGTATTTAGAAGCTCTGCCATCAGTTTCAGACTCTTCGAAGTATCTAAGATTCATTCCTCCTTCAACAAAGCTAACTACGCTTATTTCACTGTAATTATTTAATTCGTTATATACTCCGGCAGTTACCCACATTCTAATATCAGAAGAAGCAGGGTTTATTTGAGATATTCTCCCCGATACTATTTCAAAATCAATCGCTCTTTTCATTGTTACTACAGTTTTAACTGTGTTTTCAGTAACGTTAGTTATTTGATTATTTGAGTCATATCTATGAACAACTATTTCATTTAAGTTATTACCATTTCTGTCGTGATTGTGGCAAGTACCTGTAGCAGTTTCTATTTCAAAAAAGTATGCTTGATAATGCCACCCCTTGTTGGTAGCGGCTAGTCTAGTAACCTGCCTTCCGTCACTATCTACTTCAATTGGTCTATTCCCTAAGCTTTTGTAATTAGCTTCAAACTCTGTAATATCTGCAGAATTAGGAATTAAATAACATTTTACAATAAGACCGTTATATGACACATATAATGAATAGGATAAATCATCAGCCTGAACATACACCCAACCTATTGACGTACCTAATAATTGTTTAAATTCTGCCCAAGTTACTTCTATCATGTGTTTTCACCCCAAATTAAAGACGCTGCTGCTGCAACCGTTCCGTTTGTAGCTCTTACTGAAATAGTTAACACATCATCGTTACTCATAATTAAATCAAATGGAGTTAAATCTATTGTAATATTTGAACTTTTAGAAAGAGCTATTGTATATAGTATTTCGCCGTTAGTAACTGTACCTGAATCTGTCGCAGTTATCAGTGTAGTATCTTCATCTGTTGAAAACCATTTCAATACTCCAGTAATTGAAGGATTTAATCTGAGTTCGAATATTACAGGGTTAGTAGCTTCAGATGATAAAGTCAGTCCTAGTAGTTTAACGTCTGAAATGTTTAAAACAGCCCCTGTTACTGTTATTTTTTTAAATGCAAGTAAGTTTGTTAATGAAGTTCCTATACCACTAGTTGATGATATATAAGAGTGGGTTTTACCCGGAAAGTCTGTTTGGTTTTCATTAAATGCTGACATTGATGCACAGCTAACACTTACATTAGTTGTACTACCCATACTTGCAGCAATAATTCCTAATTTAAAATGAGGAATATCTAATGATGGTGAAGTATTTGCGTTAGCATAATTTATTCTATGAACTAATATAAAATTTCCATTATTGGGATTTTCCACATAAAATCGAATTGCTCCATATCCTAAATATTGTAACTGTATTTGATATACATTCCCTTTTTGTGGATTTAAAATAAAAGGATCGTCAGAAGTTGTTAGTGTTGTTATATTCCAGTTACTTTGCGAAATAAATTCTTCTATCTCAGTCAATCCTGCAGCAGTTTGTGCAAATGTACCTGCTAGGTTTCCCGTTGAAGTTAATGAATAAGTGTTACTCTTTGCCCCTGTACCTGTACTCTGAAATAACACAGTACTTCCTATATTGTAAGCATTCCATCCTGTAAAAGAACCTTGAGCTATTTCATATGCGTTTTGTTCAATAGATGAGTTTGTTACTGATATATTATAAGCAACTCCATTTAATGTTACCGTTGCTGTTTGTGAGCTTGTTGCTCTTTGAGTTATTGTTAATGTTCTTATTTCTGGTCGTCCGCCTGTCTTTTTTAAGATACCAAATGTTGTTCCTGAATAACCAAAAGCTAATTCATTTCCAATATTATTAAATCCTGCTCTTAGTATTGAGTTTGCAACTGGAGTTGAGAATTTAGCAGTAAATCTAGCTAAGCTCCCGATACCTCCGTGATAGTCTAATACTTTTTTACTTCTTAAAACTCCGTAACCTCCAACAGAGGTTCCAGATTCAACTTCGAACTCTCTTCCCGGAGCATGGTCATGAATACCTGCAAAAGATCCTGTTCCGCTTGTGTATGTCTCAATTGTTCTTTCAAGAAGACCTTTTGATGCACTAACGTTTACATATGGAGATAGTTGAGCGGTTAAAATTTCACCAAAAGCAGAGTTAGGTGTATCTATTTTTACAGGATTTGTTGTATCATTATTTATAGAGATAGATTGAGGAAATATTCCTTTAATTAAGTCTATACCGTCAGATATTGATAAGTCAAAAGATCCGTCGTTTACAACTAAATTACCTGCTCCAACTTCAGTTATAACATCACTAGATGCTGCCCAAAGTAAATAATCCTGTGGCGGTATTGTATACTGACTTGAATTGTTTATTGTTATACCTGTATCGCTTACTGTAATATTCGATCCTGAATCATTTTTTAATATTTTACTCATTATGATTGTCCTATTAGAGTAACGTCTACCCCTAAATTTTTAGCAGATCCTGCTGTTATTCTTACTGCTAATTGTCTTCCTTGGGTTGCTATTACTTCTCCAAAGTCTAGAACGGTAAAGCTTCCTGTTCTTGCTGAAACCACGCTTACTGTTGCTAATAACGTTAAGTTTATTTCATTACCTTCATGCTCATATATACCTATATCAAATGTGCTTATGTCTTCATTACCTATATCTATTTGTTTTAGTTTAGGGTTATTTATACCCATTGTAACACCTGTTTTATTACTAGGAACGCTTCCTGTTCTAAGTAGCCATGTTCCTGATGTTACGTTTCCTGATCTACCAAATCCGAATCCCGGGCTTGCAGATACTCCAATTTCTTCAATTGCATCTTGTACGTTTGTTGCTTCAAATTCATTAGTGGAATTATCAAACGGAGTACTTCTTGCAACTTGTGTGGACGCTCCTCTTCTTGTACTCATTTAAGATACCTCTGTAATTCGTACATCAATAGTTCCTGAAGCTGCGACAATCCATACCGGAAGTTCGTCTGTAGCCTCTAATGGGAATACTTGTCCTTGATATATTTTAGTCCCCGTTAAAGATGTAACTGAATCACTATACCCGAAGTATACATCTCCGTTTAACGGCTGAATAGTTAAAACATTTCTTTCTTCAAGTCTAGAAGCTCCGACTTTAACTTCTTGCGGAGTTGTTGTAACAGATAATGCTCCATGTACTGCAGGACCATTTAAAGGTATAAACATTACTTTTTAACCTTTTCTTTTTCAACTTTAGGTTCAATTACTCTTTTGATTTCTAATATATTCGAATCTACTTTAGGTAGTAGATCTTTTTGCATATAACTTAATAGTCCGAAGTATTTAATAACTTCTTGAGTGTTCATTTCAAATTTAGCCTTTTGAGCTACAAAATTAAGAAACTCCACGATTTTTTCTTTGTCTTTATCGTTAAATTTATTTTCCATAATTTCCTTTTTTATTATACATTATAACATAAAAGAGGGAGTTTGTCAACCCCCTCCCTTAAATTAATTAAGATAATTCTAGAGTTCTAATTTCTTGACCTAGAGTAGACGCTACAAATTCAATGTCAACAGAAGATCCTGCTCTCATTTCAAGCATAGCTTGTGGAGCTAAAGGAAATCCGTTAGCAGCAGTTACACCTGACTGACCAATGTATACTAATTTGTTTGAGTTATTCAATACAAATAAGTATTTTCTGTTAGCCAATGGTGAAGCGATGATGTTTTCAGCAACGTTAGCAGCATCTAAAGCGTTAGCTGTAGCTGCGATAGCTGTGTTTGCAATAGCAACATCTTGAATTGATAGAGGTACTGATTGAACAATGTTAACGTCTAGAGCTTGATCTGCACCTACTAAAGTAGAAGTTAACGCAGTTCCTGCACCGTCAAATAAGTGAGAAGCAACTGAATCTTGAGCAGCAGATAAATCTCTGATGTCTAAATCTGTAGCAGATACCACAGCGTTGATAGACCCGTCAACATTTACAGCTAAGAAGTCAGTACCATCACCAATTTTAATAGAATCGCTGACATGGCTAATGTCACGGATGTCTAAATCAGTAGCTTGTACTGTCACAGTGTTTGTAATGCTGTCAATTGTCCATGTTCCACCTTGGTGAGCAGTTACTGAATCTGTTGCGAAAGCTAAGTCTCTGATGTCTAAATCTGTAGCAGTTACTACAGCATTAATAGATCCATCAACGTTAACTTCCATAAAGTCAGTCCCGTCGCCAATTTTAACTGAATCGTCTACGTGAGATAAGTCTACCTCAACGTTAACACCATCAGCAATACTAACGTCTAATGCTTTCTTTCCACCTACAGTACTATGCGTTAACAAAGTTCCGTCAGATGAACGTAAGAAAGCTCCTACGCTGTCACTTGCTGCAATAGTATCAACGTCTGTTACGTCAAATACTAATTTCATTTTACTCATTATTTCCTCCTATAAACCCCTAACATTAGGGATTATTTCCAAGTTACTATTTCCATTACCATGTTTGCTTTTGGTGCAGTAAAGTATAAAGTTTCTTTACCTGCAATTATTTGAAGATTATTCTCTTCATATACAACACCATAACCTTTACTTAAATAAGCTCCTGCTGATACCCAAGACACTGTGTAAGTACTCTTACTGTCTCTAATATTCATTTGGAAGCGTTTAGTATCTAAAGGTAAAGCTAAGCTATATTCAGTTCCTGCAACAGGCATACTTACGTTATAAACCGAAGGATCTTTCGATATAATCGGATCAAGGCTTACAACCGATGTTACAGTTATTTCATCTCTTTCTACGTCAAAACTTGCAGTATAAGGGTTATATAATAATCCCTTTAATTTATTCCCGTTATAAACAGGACTTCCATCTAAGTCGTAGGTTAATTCAACTTCGCCTACAAGGAAAGAACTTCCTTCTTTAAGTCTTGTTACTAAGAATCCTGTAGTACCTACGTCTAAAGGATCTGTCTCTCCAAACTGAAAATATTCTACATCTACTTTATTCGAGATTATTTCATCATTTATTACTACAAACTCTGTAGTATTGCTAATTACTGACTTTAACGTAAATGCAACAAGTGCAGCAGGATCGTTATTATTTAAGTCTACTTGTATCTCTACATCTCCGATTCCGGGGGCTGTACCTACTCCTGATACCTTAAACCAAAATACATAACTCTTTTTACTTATAGATTCCTGAAGAATCATATAAGTACCTGCTAAATCACCTCCAACATCAGCTCTAACCGTTATTCTGTCCTGAGTAGGATCGGTTGCCTGATAATATTCAACTTTTGTTGGTCTATCATTTACGTCCAATGTCTGAACGAAATGAGTATACGCATCTTTTAATATCGCATTAGTATCATACTGTCTATAAGCAGACTGAAGCTCCGAGAATGCCATCTTCTGCGTCTGTGAGCCGTCAAATTGCGAGTTTTTGACGTTTCTAAAGTCTAACTTATTGTCCTTCTTATTGCTCATTAAATCCCCGTAACAGCAGCTCTAAATTTTACATCCATCGAAACGAACCCCGTGTAAATAGGGCTAGAGTAAATAATTTGTCCTGAATTGTTTATGTTAAAATCAACGTTAGTATCATCACCTCTTGACTCTACAGTAATTTCCCAAGAAGCACCTTTCTGTATACCTCTTATTTCAAATTCTTCGTATAAATCAGTGTCTGCATCAACTACAACGCTAACTTGAGCGTTAAACGATCGTACAGAGCCATTTGCAAAAGCGAACCCTGTAACGTTAGCTGAAGATGCTCCAGATGCTCCCGAGAATGATGTTTCACTTAAGTCGCCTGAACTAGATAATGAAATCCCTGATAAGAAATTAGCTCTTGTCATCTTCTTTCTAGCAGAAGCTGAATTATCCCAAATTAAGATCTCATCGGCATTGTCGGCAGAAGTTTCAGCAGTAGTTCCGTTAATATCAACAACTAAAGATCTAGTTGCAGTTATGTTACCGCCACCAGATAGTCCGGAATTTGCAGCCGTTTGAATTTCAACAGTACTATGATCTACGTGTTCATTAGATACAAAGTCTGCTAAAGAATCGTGACTAACCCCTGCAGGAATAACTGCAGCAGTAATTGTGTTATTTACGTCGTCATATGTTAAGTCGACGCTCGAAGAATCTACAAGTATTCCTCCTACAGCATCTTGAGCTTTTTCATTTGTGAAGTATAAATTAGTACCTTCAGCAATATCTGTTGTACTTTTTGTAGCTAATCTTGTGTCAAAATCTCCGTTAAAATTAGCTGCGATATATTTTTCACTATCTAATTCATTTAATGCAGCTTGAACGTCTGTAGCCACTAAATTTCCTGACGGAACATTTGAGATAGCCGAAGCATCATGAGCATCTACTGCGTCGTTAATATGGTTAGTTAAGTCTGAAGCTAACGCTCTAGTATCAATGTCTGATTGTAGTTCATTTAACGCAGCTTGAACGTCTGTTGCTGCTAAATTACCTGCCGGAGTATTATTAATCTGAGCTGCACTATGCTTGCCCGGATCAGTGTCTATATGGTCCGCTAAAGTAGACTCTGCTGTATCTAGCCTACCTTCTACTTCGTCTATTGCAGTTTGAACGTTAGTTGCTACTAATCCCGAGCTTATATTACTATAAGATATCTCAGAAGCTTGATCTTTTGTAGCAATTTGATCATTTATGTAAGTTTTAATAGCCTGAGATGAAGCTAGATTTGTATCACTAACTGCTCCAGAAATATCTGTCTGGATTACTCCTGCTTTAAAATTATCTGTTTCAATATTTGACAATGTGTTATCGTCAACATTGATTGTTTTGTTTAGTAAGGTTTGAGTATGTTGAGTTGTAACTATCTCATGAGCACTTCCTACTTCCCCTGCCTTAAATTTCGACTGTAGAGTAGAGTCATACCCAATTAAAGCATCTGTTGCGTCAGACATTTCAATAGTAATACCTGCGTCTTGAGTATCTGCAGAAGCTTGTGTTCCGTTTTTATTTAGTACTATATTACCATCTTCAACGTCTAAAGTTGTAGAGTTTACTGATGTAGTTGTTCCATTTACAGTTAAATTACCATCAATTGTAAGGTCATTAATTCCTGTTACGTTATTTAGATCGTCGACAGTAATAGCAGTAGCTTCAACGTCTATTCCCGAAGTTCCTACCGACTTAACAAGTTTATTGTCAGTCATAGGTAACGCTGCGTTAATTTTAGTATCTAGTTCATCTTGGATCTTTTGAGAAGACCATAAAGATGAGCTTGTAGTGCTTGCATCATCTAACGGAGCGTGTTCATCAGCTTCGTAATTAAGCAATGCATCATGGTTGATATTTGCTTCATTAACGTCAATTTCTAGAGTCTCATTTCCGCCCGGATTAGCTGTAGTTACTGAAACTTTACTAGATCCTTCGACAATTTTATCTTCTAAAAAGCCGGACAATGTATCATCTGCTGACACCTTAGCTTTCTTATCGTCTGATCCGCTTCCGCCTTCAAATATGGTGATTTTTTTGTAAATACCCATTGATTCTCCTTAGTGTCTCTTTCTTCCGCTGTAGTTAGCACCTGTAACGTCTATGCTTCCAGTTCCTGCAAATCTTAATCTAAGATAGCTTGGACCCATTCCTGCAATATCGTATATGATAGTATCAGATGCATTTGTTAGTAATTGATCACTATCTGTTACGTCAACAAAAGAGATACCATCTACAGATGTTTGAACATATACTGTTAGGTTTGGAGATATTCCGTTAACATAGTCGATTTGTATACCAAATTCAGCTTCTCTATTGTCGATTGTTATAGTCTTTGAAACATAACCATCTTCAACAGTAACAGGACCTTCTATCAGTTTTATCTTTAATATAGCGTCTAAAACAAATCCCATTTTTACTCCAATATTTTGTTAATTTTATCGTTAATCTTTTTAGTTTTACTTATTATACTATTACTTACTTCTATATATTTCTTTCTGTAAAATTGTTCGAAGTTTTGAAGCTTTAATTTAGTAATTGACTTTAATGTTTCGCCTTTACTAAAGTTTCTAAGATACTCTCTATATTCCCTGAAAAGCTTCTTAATTTCGGGTTCTAGAGGACAGTCGGCTATTTGCGTAAAATCTGTCTTTTCTAGTATCAAATCTCTTTTATCAGTTAGTAACCTTAGATATTCTTCCGGTTCTAATGATGTCTCAGTTTCTTCTATTGTGTAACTATATTCCGGAGGATATGTTACTAAATACTCAATTCCTTCAACTACTGGTAGACCTAAATCGTCTAGTACTATTTCATATGTAGAAGGATCAAATTTGTATTTCTCAACTTCTTTATATTCAAGGTTTACAGGTTTATTTTCCTGTCTAACCTCTCTAGCATTTTTACCAAAGTTCTCTTTATTTATATGACCTTGTAGCCAATTTTCAGCGTCAACTTTATTCTCGAACTTTGCCGAGAATTGTCTTCCGTGAATATTACTTACCTTTACGTGGAACATTCTTGTCTCTGTTCTTAAAAAATTCAATCTGAGATAATCTACGCAAAGCCTCTTTTTTAGTGTTATAGTCTGAACCGAGATTTTTTCCCGATTCAGACATCACTTTAAATTTATCGCCTTGTTTCTTTATCATTATTTAATTCTTGCTATTGAGAAAGTGTTATTCGTTCCAGTTGTTACAGGAGTTACAGGTGCTCCCACTGTATTTCGTATTGTTATCTGTTGACCTTTTTGAGCGTATCCTACATACGAAGTTTGAGCTATAGCTTGTGACGATATTATTAGACCATCCGATTTTTGAGTTGAATCTATAAATATTGCAACTGCTAAACTTACACTAGCATTAGGTCTTGCTGATGCTCGAATTAAGTAATATCCACTAACAGGTATTGTATAAACTCCTGTGGAGGTGTTATAAGAATTGTGAGTATCAAAATCTTTAGTTTCATATATAAAATTAGATCCGTTGCCAACACTTGCACCACTTGTATTAGAATAACTAGCAGCAACAGTTTCTGTTTCCAATATTGTTTGCGGTTGAGCTAGTTTTTGGATATGGATGTGATGATACTGGGTTGTATTTGAAAGAGTTAAAGAATTTGCCGCTCTAAAGCTTAAAACTTGTCCTTTTGTTAATCTAAAGGTACCACTTATCTGATGTTCTGCTACTGTCGATCCTGCGAACCCTACAGCTTTATTTAATGTACCATCAATGTATGCATTAATTACTGTATTTGAAGATGTTGTAAAGTTCACAAACCCTTTAACATCGTAATCCCCTGTCTCAGGAGCAGTAAATTGCGTCCCATTCCATGAACCAGTTGTATCTTCAACCTCTGTAAAATCAATATTAGTTGTGTTAGCAGTTATAGCTGTTCCACCATTTCCTGCACCCCTTACTCTCACTTCTCTATTGCCAATATCTTCTGATTGGACAGAATTTGATGACCAACCTTGGACGGGTATTTCAAATTGACCTGTTACTCCAAAAGGTGCTCCACCAAAAGACACGAAGCTAGATGACCAAAGATTGTATGAATATTGTAAAGCACTTCCTGAATTAGTTACAAATTGTACCAACAACCTACTGTTATCATTAACGTCGACAGTAACAAATCCATGTCTTTCAACTCCACCATTTTCATTTGTAATAACTGTACCGACATTAGCGCTAACATAAGAAGCGTTGGATGGTGTCTTTGATAAATCGACCTTGATTCCAGTAGGTAAATTAATTACATAAGTGCCACTTCCTGCTGTTCCCACACTAGATTGTATAAAATCTAATCTACCTATAAATGAACTCCCTACTCTTTTTCCGTGAAATTTATCAACAACTATAGTACCCTTTGTTGGATTAGTTGTTGTTCCAGATATAGGTATTGATCCATAATCTATCCAATCAGTCATAGCTGACCCATAACTAACTTCTCTAGGTCCCACTTGTACATTATCTAAGTTGACCGTATATGCACTTGCATTAGTTGAACTAACGTGCAATATTAATCTGTATGAAGTAGAAGTGGCATCAGATTGGAACCACGCTAAATGAGTTCCTTGCGTCCCCTTTAAATCTTCTCCATTACAGCGAATTAATCTTGAATTAGTTACGTCATAAATCTGTACTCTTATATCATTATCGTCATAATCAGCCGAAGTTAAGTAATCAAAGCTAATATATAATTTCTTAGATAAGTCAGCTTTTTCAATTGTGAAAGGTATACTAACACCTTCACCTTGTCTGTTTACTGCAGTTTTAGTCAATAAAAAGTCGGCAGTATCTCTCAAAGGAGTTGTCGTATTTCTAGTAAATGTGATGTTTGGAGATCCACCAGTTCCATCTACAGCGTTAGCTCCTGCTGCGTCAGCATATGTAGACCACCCGTCAGTATTTAACTCAGCGTCAGGATTACTAATATAGTTAATTCCGCCTTGTCCAGATCCCACTTCCGCTAAAGCTGCATCTAAAACTTGATACATCTTTTTAGCGTCTGTTGCGAAGCATAGTTGACCGTTTGAAGCAGTCAAAGCATAAGTTTGAAGGTTTGATAAAGTATCTTTCTTTACGTCGGCTCTAACCGGACTTTGGATTGATGCAGAAATTACATCTGATCCATTTATGTCACATGTCGAGTCTAATGTCTTATTTTCGAGAGTCTGTGAACTATCTAAGTCCGTAACTCCCGTTGGTTTTTGTCCTGATGCTAAACTAGTTGCCATATTATTCTCCTATTATTTACCCGTTATATTTAAGCCATTTTTGTAAAGGACATTCTTCTTGTCTAAATTTCGTTTTAGCTGATAAAAAACATCCACATTTCGAACATTGATTTGTAGTTTTTATCCTATATTCACAATCATTACATATATCTTGTCTTTGACTTGATACTATTTCCGGTACGCTTTGATCTACACCTTTAGCAGCATTAGCTGCAATTGTGAATAAACTTTTCATTCCAGATTTAAGCATTAGCTACCTCTTCCTTTTGCATTTTCTGAATATTCTCCAGAATTTGATCAAGCATTGGTAAGTTAAATCCGTCTACTTTTCCTAAAAATCCATACTCATTTTCAGCGTCTATACTAGATCCGTGAAACACGAAGAATTTAGGTACTTGTATTGGAGCTTTTAAAACTAACTCTCCATTTTCATCTCTAGCAAGTCTTGTTAAAGCCTTACCTTTAGCATCATAAATTACGTCACCATCTTCATCTTTTATTTCTTCCATTACTGGTTGTTTTTCAGTAAAGTTAGAATAGAAATCGTAAACAGCTTGGTTATTTAGTTCCATTTCAAAAAACTTGTAATCTTGGAACTTTTTAGGCAGTTCTGCATATCCTTCTTTTGCTTCAGAACATGCAGAACACCCATTAACCCAAATCATTAGTACTGATAATTGATCTTTTTTAAGTTCGTCTAAATTTTCAACTTGTAGCGTATTAACATTCACGTTAGACTCCATTTATTTTACCATTCGTCTGTTTCTATGTAGTTGTCTGGAAGTTCACATATTTTTAAATAAGATGCACTAGTTGGAGGAGTTTGACCATTCAAAATAACATTCGTCATATCTGTCAGGTCAACTCTTATTGTTGAATTTAAAGGTTGAAATGGCCCAAATGTTTCACTGAATGAATCCCTAAATAGCACCAAGTTGCTAGCTCCCCCAATCACCACAGCAATGTCAGTGCCGTCACCATATTCAACTCTGGCAGTAAATGTTTTTTGATTATTTACCACTGTAGACTCTAAAACTTGAAATCTGTACGCTAATGTGTATTTTTTTGTTAAATCCAAATTGTTAAAAGTTAACGCTGAAACGATGCCAGTGCTACTTGTAGTTGAAGTCATGTATTTTGTCTGACATTTCACGTTTTTATTATCATTCAAATTTTTAACAATGCCTGCTAGATCAGGTTCTTGCTTAATTGTTAGCCAATGTAAATTGGATAAGTTTTGAACTGTAAATCCTGTGTTTGATCTAATAGCAAGTTTATCTCCTGCGTTTAAATAAACGACACCTTGAATATGATGAGATTGAGCTGCACCAATATTTCCACTTAATGAAATGCTTTGGTTAAACCCTAATCCTGTATCTATATATGCATAAAATACTGGATCAATACTCCCTGCTGCTCTAATATTACCAGATATAGAATAGAACCCTGCTCCATCGCTAGGTACAGTCATATATCTATTAGCAGAATCCCATATTGAAAAAGGATCAGATAGTTCATTAAACTGGATATTTCCTGTATTTGCTGCAATTATGCTTGCATTATCATTTCCGTCTAGTCTGACATTATAAAGCTCAGTACTCTTAATCTGCTCGAATTGTCCGACAATCATTGTAGATTTTGATGTAGGTTTATAATCTACAGTAATATCAGCTCTTAAGTTACTGCCTGTATAAGGCATATTTACTAATTCACAAGCACCCGCTCCTGCGGTTAATGCTACACTTTGTAAATCAAATTTAGTAGCAGAACTTAAATCTGATGATAAGTTTAATACAAAAGTTTTGGAACTATCCCAATTATCTCCGTTTGGGATATAACTAGCACTCACAGACGTGTGGTTAGTTGAGCCGTCGCTATATCTCCATAAGCAAGCACTATTCACAGTGTTAAAAACATTAACAAATCCTCCATTTACAGTTATATGATACTGTCCTGCTTTACTTCCGGCAGGTAAAATAAAATGTGGAGTTTTTGTCCCATCGTGACTAATATCTATATTTAAAGATGAAGTAGGATTATTACAATCCGCATCTGCTACATATGATTGCCACGAGGTAGTCTTGGTATTTGACCAAATACAATTTGCAGAAGGAGCAAATGTTAAAGTTCCTAATGTTCTTGCTAATTCTGTAGTTTGTTGTGTTACAATTGTAGTTTTTGGAGGGTAGTAATAAACTGATGCAGTTAATTTTCCTTGAGTTGGAGAATTTATGATTGTTGCGTTTAATCCTGTTGTTTGAGTTATTGCTCCCAATTGAAATTGTTTCAAACTAGCGGAACTACTATTTGCAACAAATGTTATACTAGCTTCACTTCCTTGAGTTGAAACTCCTCCTGTATCAAAATAAATACCCCCGCCGTAAAAAGTATTACTACCGTCACTGATATACTGATACAGCCTACCAGTGGCACTATAATTACTCGTAAATGATCCATTGAATACTATCTTATAACTTCCAATTTTTGTATTTAACTGAAAAGCCGGAATTTTAGTAGACGGAGCAATTAAATCTCCTGTCACCGATGGAGTAGGACAGTCTGCATCGGCAGTATATCCAGTAAAAGTTGAATTAGATGTAGTTTGACCCCAATCACAATTTGTAGTTCCTGCCCATGTAATAGTTCCGACCAATTCACCTTGAGCAACTTCAAATCCATAAGAACTCGGAGTCAACCCTACGAAAGGCTGATCAATATATACATCACCAGTTACTCCAATTGTAGACTCTACTATAAAGCCCATTTCAGTTCCGCCGATAACTACTGGTAGCTCATATTGCTTCCACTTATTAGTAGCTGATACTGGTAGCGTAGATAACTTAACTCCATCTTGAACTGAAGATATTTGTAAGTTTTGAACACTAGTTCTAATCCATACTGAAACAGTACCTTGAATCTCATGTAATGATGAATCAACTGGAGCTTGGAATTGAATAGATCCTACTGATCCAGAAAATGTAGCTTTGATTGATTTATTGTTATCGTCAATTGGTAAGAATGTTACTGTATCAACAGCAGAAGTTACGTTAACTAAGTCTGGAGTTAGTTTTTCAAACTCAGGCATTAAGTTACCACCAATTCCTGCTGATCCGCCTACACTAGACCAATCTGCTGAAGTAGCATCATAACGCTTTATCTTGTTATCGTCAGTTGAATCTGCAATTAAATCCCCTGCTTCAGGGTTTACAATTTCTGAAGGGTCTATCGGATTTAACGTAAGACCGTTTTTTACTTTAAAGCTATTTTTACTCATTTTATTCTCCTAAGTTCACTTTCCGTTAGGTTTGTATATTATAATTTTGGTTGTATTACATTATCAATAATTTCTAGTTCAGGCTTTAATACTGATACCCACTGGTTATCAATAAAAGCTATTGTATATTGCTCAGTAATTTCAGGTAAGTCACCTGAAACAGAGTTTTCTGGTTGTTCGTCAGTTTCTACTGACTCTATGAAAATTTTTGTATCTGCATCAAATTTATGAAATAACATATATCTCCTATAACTTTATGATGTAATTAACTAATGAATTTTGTGGTCTTGTTTCGGTTACTATGCCTGTATTGTTTGCTGTACTCTTAGTATAGGTCCCAAGTAATCCTCCCCCGTCGCCATCTGGAGCTAAACACTGAGAACCGCCTCCTGCTCTTGTGTTATAGTTGTGACTTATATTATGTCCGTGAGCCTTTATTGCTTCATCTTGAACCGAACCTACATTGTTACCACTATTACCTCCAACTCCGTTAACAGTTCTACTGGATGCATCTGGATCTTCATATTGAATAATAACTGCACTATTTGTTCCTGAAATAGCTATTTTAGTCCCAGCTAAAGCATTAGCTTTAGACGTAGCGAAAGCTAGTGTATTTGAATTAATTACTATAGCATAATAATCAATACTAACTGCTAAACCAGTTAAAGTTCCACTTGATAATCTTACTTTAAATCCTGTTCTATTTATACCGTGGTTAGTAAATGTTGCATTATTAGAAGAAGGAGTCCCTGAACCTGAAACAGTTGATATATCCACCTTACCTCTAAGAAAGCTACCTCTAAGGTCCGGTAAGTTAAAAGTAGTACTACCATCCCCATTACCCCAAGAAGTTCCTATAGCAGCAAATAATGCAGCATATGTACTTCTACTTAAAGTAGTTCCGTTACACAAAACCCATCCCTCCGGTGCAGTAGCTCCTGCAAAAGGAACCACAGTTCCCGAAGGAAACTGAACAGGGAATAAAGCTAATTCATTTGTTGATTTTCTTTTAGTTCCGCTTGCCATTATTATACCTCAAATAAGTTTTTAATATCTAGTTGTAATTTACTAACATAACCCGTTCCTGCTAAGTTCGAGCTTGTATATAACAATTGTCCCGTTACGTCTATACTAAAAGTAACTCCTGCATCATCTCCTGAAAAATCGTCAGATAATGACCAAGTGTTAGCTGTAGTTTTATATGATAATCTTAACTGACCGACTTGAGAAGCCTCATTTGAATCAGTTGATCTATAAATGCTATAATTAATTATCGCTGCTCTGAACCCATCAAAAATCGCTCCAGTTACTGCCGTAGGAGAAGCTTGGTTATTTGTGATAGTTGCTCCACTTATAGTAACTTCTCTGTTAAATTCAGCAGAAGCTGCTAAGTCTGGTAGAACTAAAATTTCAGTAGCAGATATTGCTTTACCTAAAATAATTTGGTAAGTATTTGTTTGAGTAGGCTTAGGTTGAACATAATTGCCGGGAGTTGAAGGATCTGCATAAACAAATTCTCCTGCTGTTAATCCCGAGAATCCACCTAATTTACCTGAGATAACAATATCTACTGGAGCAGCTCCGGCAGTTGCCTCTCTTGTAAAACCAATAAATTCAATCTTAGCATCATCAGTACAATCTAATTTATTTACTTGACCGATTGAGCTAATATATACTGCAGTTCTAATTGCCATCGGCTCGTTTGCAGTAATTGTAACAACTTGTTCTTGAACAAAAGCTCCATTCCAAGTTGAACCATTTTTCTGTAAGAATTGTTTATCTTCAGAAGCTGAAACATCAACATCGGCAAGATCGTTTAACGGAGTTTGTTCTCCAACAACGCTAGGTCTATAAACCATAACTTGTAAAAAGTTAGCACTTTCTACGAAGAATAAAGGGTTAGAATAATCAGTTGTTGGTTCAGTCGATGTCGGCTGTCCTAACACTGAGTTAGATAGAAAGTAGTACTGTCCTACTGTAAATCCGTGAGCAGGAACTTCTACTCTACCGAATTGGTAAGCAACAAAGCTATCTACATCAGGAACTTCAGTAACTACGAAAGTAGCAAGAGTTGCGCCTGAATTAGCTTGTCCTTTAACCCAAGAAGTACCATTGTGATAAATACCGTTACCAACAGATAGTCCGTGAGCAACTTGATCTATTTCAATAGTGGTTCCACCTGCTCCGCCTACTGGCTGAAGTTCGTTTGCAATAATTTGGAACATTTTAAGTTCGTCTGTTGCAAATACTAACTGTCCATTAGTTGCAGTTAATGCATATGTTTCTAAGTTAGCTAAAGTATCTTGTTTTACGTCCAATCTTGTTGGAGTTTGGATACTAGCATTTGTAATTGTTCCGTTATTTGCTAACGCTCTTGTATCAATGTCTGATTGTAGCTCGTTTACAGCTCCCTGAAGGTCTGTAGCAGCTAAATTGCCTGAAGGTACGTTAGATATAGCTGAAGCGTCGTGAGCGTCTACAGCGTCGTTTAAGTGGTTAGTAAGGTCACTAGCTAAAGCTTTTGTTTGTAAAGCAGCGTCAACATCATCTAAAGCTGTCTGAAGGTTACTACCTAGTACTTCAACATTACCTGTTGGATCATAAGCTATTTCAGAAGCTTCGTTTTGTCCTGCTAATCCGTTATCAATATAAGTCTTTACTGCTAAAGCTGAAGGGATTTGAGTGTTTGATGCACCTGATAAACCCGTGTCGGTGTTCAACACCCCAGACTTTAGATTATCTGTTTCTAAATTACTAACAGTGTTATTATCAGCATCGATTGATTTATTAGTTAATGTCTGAGTTTGATTCTCAGTAACAACAGATCTGTCTGCTGCATTTAAACGTATTTTGAGTTTGTTATCATTACTGTCAACTGACATTTCACCGTCAGATGAGTGAGTATTTACAGTCAAGTCGGTTGGCTTTAACTTGACTCCTATATCTAACTTTTTTCTAACTTTAGCCATTATATTCTCCTAAATTTATAGTGCAGATTCGTCGATAATTGCTTTAGCTTTATACTTAATGCTAAGACCGTTTGGAGCATCATCAGGATCAGCAACAGTTTCAAATCTAAACTGACCTCCGACTGTATCAAATGAAACATTGGTATCTTCTCCAACAAATTCTGAGTTTATTAAAAATACAGAACCGTTATAGACTCCTTCAATTGTAAATGATTCATATTTTGTAGGATTTACATTGAACTCTCTAGTAATCATTCCTTCGATAAAAACTCTTTGAACAAAGCTTGTATCAAATTGAAGACCTGATATATCACCAGAAGTACCTGCTAATATTGTTTCAGTTGTAGATATGTCTCCGGGACCTTTTACTTCTTTTAAAGCGTCGGTTACAGCTTCTGCCCATCCTGTAGCTTCTTCACCATAGTTAGAAGATCCAGTGACGGGGTATTCAAAAATCTCTTCTCCGACCTGTAAATTTTTAGACATAATTACCTCTATATATAGTTGTTAATTTTTCAGAAGAAAAAATAAAAAAAAATGGTTTTTCCAACAATTACAACCAGTTATAATAAAAAAGCCCCATCAGAACGACAGGGCTAAAAGGAAGGATTTTATGATTACATCAAATTATGAAACTGCGATGTATCTTAATTGACAGATAGAAGCAGGTCTAGATGTGAAAAGAGCTTGGTCAGTATGACATCTCATTTCAACACCATGATATCCTTCTAGTAACTCTAAGTATTCCTCACCATCTGGTCTTTTGAAAGTAACTTCTTGAGAACCAATTCTCTTGAAATCTTTTTCACAGATTAAGTAAGAATACCCTTCTTTTACGAAAGTAGAAGCAACAACTTTGATAATCCCGTTTTGTCCGTAGAATTGTAATTCTCTAGCACCTGAGATTTCTTTGTTAGGGTTATAAGATGAGTCAGAAACTCTCTTAGCATCTTGTTCAGTTAAAAGGTCATTCCACTGCTTAGGGTTAACATAGCAAGTAACTTCTTCTTCCATTAAACCTTTTTCAACCATTGCTTCAATACCTTCTTCGATTTTAGCAAGCGAAAGAACTGCAGGAGTTACGTCAGTACCTACGTCAACGATAGAACCTTGGAATAATGGCTCATTAGCATTTGCAATACCAAATAGAGAAGTTCTTTCTTGAGCGATACCGTGGATACCGATAAACTCGTTCTTCTCTGGAGAAGAAATATCTTCTTTGGCAGCACCTTTGAAGAAAATTAAATCGTTAGCAACAATTTCAGCTACACCAAAGTTACCTGCTGACTTCTTTAAAGTAACAGTTTTATCTTTTAAAGAATAACCTTGGATAGTATAAATACCTCTCTTAGTAGCTAAGTTTGAAGAGAAAACTTCAACTTCAGCACCAGTTGTACCGTTCCAAATACCTGCAGCCCATTCAGCATCTTTAATTTCAATGTCGGCAGTAGGTGCACCATCTATGTTATTAGTTTTAACTACGCCAATACCTGATTGTCCGTAGAACATTTGTACTTCTAATCTGTGGTACATAGACTTAAGCATGTTACCAACCATTAGGTCCATTGCTTTTTCGATTGATTGAGAGCTATCTTTTGATCTCGATAAAGCACCGATAGAAATAGCTGATCTTAAAACTAACTCTCTAGCTTTAATTAAAGCTTCTTGCATTTTAAATTCTTTTACTTGATTAAGTTCGAAAAGTGATCCACTTTCCCCTGCGTATGTAAATCCCGATTCAAGAGATAAAATTACAGGTTCATTGTACGATTTACCCATTTTTTTAGATGAATCGAATTTAATAGCGTTAAATAATTTTACATGGTCTGGAACTAATTTAGCAACTTTGTCGCTATATCTTTCCTTAAAAAGACCGTTTAGTGTACTTACTTGGTTTGACATTTTGTATTCTCCTTAGAATGTTTATTTTTTTAGTTTTGTCAAAGATTTTTGTTGCTAAAAACTTTATAATATGGTATTCTCTAACAGAGCTTCAATCTTAATAAAGGTATGAAGATGTTACAAGAAGCCTTTTTTACATTGCTTTTAATGTTCAAAAGTCTTTAAACCGGAGAAGTAATTATACCTCTCCGATATATAGTTGTTAATTTTTCAAGCTAAATAATTAAAATTTTTACAAAAAAATTCAGATTTGCAATAATATCAATTACTTATTTGATCTTAGATCTGCCCGAAAGTAGATCTGAGATCTTAATTCCCGGACCATCGTCTTTCTTAGATTCGACAACAGTTTTGCTAACGTCAGTCTTTAAGTTCTTAACGCTTGCAATTTTCTTAGCCTGTTCAATTCTTTCTTCTCTTAACGAGTTCAGTACATCATCGCCTAAAATAGACTTTAATGCATCTTTACTTTTTAAGCTAGAAATAGACTTCTTGAATCTAGAAATCATTTTCTGGTGAACTGTAGGAATTACATCTTCAGCTTTAACGTCATTCCATCCACCTTCCATTGCTAAATACATAGCATCAGCTATTTCGGAGATTAGTTCATCACTTGCTTCTAATTGTCCGTATTTTTCAATAGCCTTATCGATTTCGTTTTTCAATTCGCCTTCAGCCTTTTCTAAAAGAATTTTTTTACTTTCTTCTTCCATTTGTTTTTTAAGCTTACTATTTTCTTCTTCTAATTCTTTAAATCTTTTTTGTCTAGCTTCAATCTCTCTTTCTTGTGGAGATTTTTCATTTTCCTTAACATATGACTCTAGTTTAGCAGCAGCTAATTGTATAGGATCATATCCCAATTCTTCTAAATATGAAAATGGATCTGACTTTAATCTTTCCAATTCGCTATTAAATACTTTTTTAAGCTCCGCATTTTCTTGCATTGCTTGTCTACCTGCCATAGCTAACTGTAATTCTTTTTTAAGGGTGTCTTCGTCAGATAAATCAATACGTCTTTGATACTCTTTACCGTTTACTTTTAAGGTAAACTCTCTAATCATGTTCTTAACGTCTTCATCAGAAGCACCTTTATCGATTGCTTCTTGAATCTCTTGTTCTAGTTCTTCTTGATTTTCTGCTTGAACTGAAGGTTCTGCTGATGCACTAGCCTCTTGTTTAGGACTAGCTGTAGTTGTTGTTTGCTCTGAATTAGCTTCAGGGGCTGCGGCTTCTGCCGGCTGCGAAGTTGCTTCGTTACTCATTTTTTTTTCTCCAATTGTTAGTTTGTATATAACAAAATTAGCCGTCTTGTGATAGGCTATCTTTTTTCTGTGCTTCCCATTTTTTCTGAGTCATTCCTTTAGGTACTCTACCAAAAGTTCTGTCTCTAGATTCTCTTTCCATCTCAACCCCTAAAGATTCCAATTCTTTTCTAGCGGTTCTCTTTAGTACATTAAGATTGTTAATATTCTCTCCGCCTTTTAAAACGAACTCTTTAGTTCTTTCATTTCTAATCATAAATAAAAAGTTGGCTAAATCAAGGATAATTCTATACCTAGCTCCGCTTTTCTTAGAAACAAATTCTCTAATAGATATTACTTGATTTTCTCTATGTTTATGTTCTATATATCTTATTCTTTCGCTCATACATTACCTCCGATTATATCATTCGGACTTGTTGGCTGTGGAGGAAGGATACCTTCATCTACACCTGCAGGAGTTGGCATTCCCGGCATATTAGCAGGAGCTGCTTGCATATTCGGGTCCATTACTTCAGAGTTTACCGGAGCATTAGTTGGAACTTGCGGATTCTGCATATTAGCAGGAGTACCGCCCGGAGGAGATAATGGCTGCTGATTAGTAATTGTTAATATATTAGGATCAGTTGTCTGTAATAAATTAATATGTTCTTGAATGTGATCTAATACTGCTTGAACTAACTCGGGATCTCTTCTTAACATATAATCGTTTAGTAATGTCCTATGTTCTTTTATGTGAAGTGCATGCATGTCCGAGAATAACCCAATAACTTCTTCTCCGTTAAGCATAGCTTCATTTTCACTCTTAATTAAAACCATTTCGTCAGTTTTACTATCAGTCATGAAATCTAAGTTACCTGTGCTTAATACTGAAAGATATGTCTCAGGAGTTTCAATTAACCCCATTTGTAATAAGTTTTCAGCAATCTGTGCTCTACCTGCAGTTGACTGCATAAGTGCGTTACCTACATCTACCACTACTCTGTTAATCGAATTAATATCATCCGATTTAAACTCTTTCATTTCGGTTCTATTGTTTATGCCGGAAATTGCTGCAATTCTTGGAACATTAGCAAAATCTTTTAGTAAATTAATTAAACCAGTTCCTACGTCTTCCAATAACTGAATGTAAGATTGTTGAAGTCCACTTACATATTGTAATGCTTGCGATTGTACTAACGCTAAAGCTGTCCCCGATCTTAACGATTGTTCTGGATTACCTCTAGCAACAGAGTTTACTCCAGATAATGTTTCCATTGTCTTTTCAATCAACGATATCATTTGATATACTTCAGGTGAAGTTTGAACTAATTGTAAAGCTTCAGGTTTACCCATTTGAGCATTATACTCGATAAAGTTCATACCTTCAGCAACTTGCTCTAAACTAACGTCATTACCTCTAGGATTTAAAATGTTCTGAACACCAAATGCATTGATGTTAGTAGTTGCAGTTGAGTACAAACTATTTAACATTTCTTGAAGAGGCATAAGGTCGAACATGTCCGTATATCCATACGGAGTGCCTAAAATATTAGAAGGAGAAATCCTATAAATAGGTAAACTTCTATAAGGCATCATTGTATCTTCTAAAACAATATCTTGATTTAGATATAGAACATATCTTCCGTTTGGAAGCGATTCTGTTCTTTTATGGAAAAATTCATATACAGGAATATCGTCTGTTTCGCTTTCATCGTTTTGAACAACTCTACTAGTTCTTCTTTCTAGTTTACTTTTAGATCTGATCTCAGTAATTTGTTCATATAATTCTGGATATTTAGCTGCAATATCAAACTTGTTTACAAATGTTCTACATAATACCCAAATGTTATCATCATATCTTTCTTTTGTAGAATCGAAAACAACATCATACGGCGACAATAGTGAAAACTCTGCATCACCTTCATAAATCGGCAAAGGTTCAATTACTTTTCCGTCTTTATCTAGAGGAACACCATCATCATCTGTTTCAAATATGGAACTAGGATCAGGCTCGATATAATCGAAGATTTCGCCCTTTGTACTGTTCCATTCTAATTTTAAATAACCTGATCCAAGGACGATTGCGTATTCTACTGCATCTTTTAAAACTCTTTCTAGGCGTTTTTCACGCATATAATAATCTAATAACCCATCACCTAATTTAGCTTGGATCATTGACTTCTTATCGGTATTAATTGCTCTACATTTAAACGAAGGTCTTGTAGATGTAACCATTACTAAAATATGTTTAGCTAAGTTTCTATAGTGGTTTACTGCCATATTGACAATTTCACCTTGCTCTCCACCTAAACTAACTGTATGACCATTATCATAGTAATAACCATGATAGGCTCTCCATGATCTTTCAATCTTTTCGATATAGTTAGTACGGTTTACACCCTCGAACCAAGTATCGGACTTTCTAATAAGAGTTTTGACTACTTCTTCAGGAGCATCCGCCGCAAAATATTTGTTCATTTAATACCTCTCGATATATAGTTGTTAATTTTTTTAATACATTTTAATCTTTTTTTCGAATATTTAGCAATTTTCTCATAAAATCAAGGGTTTCGCTGCTATCATTTTTCCATTTTGGAGAGACAAATGTATCCTTTCCTATGTTAATTCCATAGTTTTTAGGGAAGGGGTTCTTTGTTGCTTGAACATTTCTTACTAAATATATCAAAGCATCAAGGGCATCGGCGTGGGATCTTAATAGTCCAAGCTCGTCCATTCCCTCCAAATGCTTAAACTTATTTAAAAATGTACCAGACTTAGACGTTTGCCATTGTCCATACTTTACATGATATCTTAAATTCTTACATCTAGGATGAATTATTATCTTATCAGTATCCATCCACCTTCTTACAGTATCCACCGCCTGTTCCTTATTATGCTTTTCCGTAGGAACAAAGTTCATACCATAGAATCTAGACAGGTCGTTAATTAGCTTTAAGTCGTTATCCATTATCCGCAAATAGGGTTCCACCAACTTTTTATGCTTAGTATTGAACCATAATTCTTCTCTATGTAATATTTCACGGTATAGTTTATCTGTAGTCATTTCTGGACCATTTATAACATACTCATCCATTATAACTAATTTATTTATATTATAATCATAAAATCCAAAAAGAGCTACAGTTAAATCGTGGAAACCAACGTCGGCTGCAACATAGAAATCGCAATAATCTGGAATAGTATATTCCTGAACAATTTTAGCTTCATGCTGAGCAAACTCAGGTATGACGGTAGCTTCTGAAATATTAGGTATTTCGCAAAGATACTCGCATCTAAACTTAATATTGTTTAGTCCACCCGGATATCTCTTAATAATAGATTCTCTTGTTTTATCATTAATCATTGGTGAAGTATAAAAGTCGAACTTTAGTAACTTACCCACAGCTTCCATAGGGAATACAAATAATTTATGAAACGGATGGTTAGGATCTTTATCATTAGGAGTTGAGGCTAGAAATATCTTACCTCCGGTAGTATCTGTAGTAGGTGCTAATACTGAATAAACTACTGTCTCAAGTTCATCCATAAATCCTGCCTCATCGCAGATACACATATGAGATGTTCCACCTCGAAGATTGTCATAGTTTCCGCCATCAGTTCCTGCTACTTGTATTTCAGATCCATTAGGGAAAGACCATACTTTTTCTTGAGTTTTCCATTCAGGTTTTAAGTCCAAAGGACAGTCTGCTATAATCTCGGAGATTCTAGGCTTTATAACTCTCTCAACCATTTTTTGTTGAGGACATGCATATTTAATAATTGACTTAGGATTTGCGATACAATACTCAACAGCAATAACACATAAAGTAAATGACTTACCGTATTGTCTTGAAATGAGACATGCTGATATATCCTCTGCACAATTTTTGAAATGATCGTAGATTAGTTTCTGATTACCTACTAGCTTCCAAGAAAGATTAGCTTTTCGCCAAAGTTGCTCAATAGCTTCTTCTTTACTTAGCTCTTTTTTTCTAGGAGAAGATTTAGGAGGTTTACCATAGGTATTATCCACCTTTTCCGCCTTCAACTATTTTTAGTAATTCATTTATATCTGCAGGTTTAGATTTTTTAGTTTTATCCCCTGTAGACTGACCTCTAATCATTCTAAGGTTTTTATGAAGTATGTCGAAGTTTAAAGCATCATTCTTGTCAAATGTACCAGTTCTAAATACCTCAGCTAAATATCTAATACCATCTAAACAAATCTGTTCTTCTGGTGATATATTCTTAGTAATATTCAATTCGCTTTCTAAGTCGTTTTCAATTACAACTTTCTTAAGCTGTTCATTTTCTTTTTTAAGAAGATCAATTTCTCGCCTTAGTGCGTTTATTTCAAGCTGTAGTTCAGCTTCTAAGAAGTTATTCATAATCCTCCTTAAAATTGGAATTTTTTAACATTACTAGTATTGCCTAATTTTTCAGCATTACTTTTTACTACTTCAGTTCTTATTTCAGTAGTTTTCTTATCAACATTTTTTATTTGCTGTTCTAGATATACTAAAGCATCTTGGAATTTCTTCTCATAATCTGGCTTTCTATTTTCTAATAGATAGACCTGAAAACAACAAAAAGCTACTAGTGAGCTAATAATTAGCGAATGAGCCAATGTCGGATTGTTAAAGAAAAAGAAGGGTAATAGGATTGATAGTAATGCAAAAGGGAATAGATCGAGATAGTTTCTCATTTGTGCCTCCAATAACTCATTTTAAACGGTCTGTTACGATATGTTTAATTTAAGTGTTGTTAGTTTTTTTAATTACTGTTTTTATTTTAGAGAGATTTCTTTTTCTCTCATCTTTATTATTAATCTTTAAAGTCTTTTTATTTTGTTCTTCACGAACTTTTTTGAGCATAGCTTTTATAGCATTAACATCTACGCCACTCATTATTTAGTACCTATCTTTTTATACTTTCCCCATAAATTCTTACAAGCCCAGTATCTAGCAGTTAGCTTATCGTTAGCATCGTCACAATTATGCCTAGCTCTAAAAGATTCTTTTGCTTCTGAAGAATAGTTATGATCGTAACCATCTGCTCCGAAATGAATTAATTTTTCCTGCCCATCATCACAAGCTTTAACTACTTTCTTCTTGCCTTGTTTAGGACTAGGTTTAGGAGAATTACAAGATAGTCTTTCTTTTAGGTCTTTATATGACATAGTTATTCAAATATTCCCATATTTCTTTTTTTTCTCATTTCTTCTAAAGCTTTCTTCTTCATTTCAAGATCTTCAGGATTTGATTTTTCAACAATACTTTTAGTAAAAGCTTGTTCTTGAGATTTTTCTTTTTTTCTATCTTCTTCTGTTTCTTTTAATTTCTTTTTTAATAGATCAAGCATTTATATATTCCTTTATTTTTTATTTCTATCTTTTAACATTTTTAGAACTAACATTTTTCTAGCTAACTCATCATCAATACCTTCAGGAAGAGTTTTCATTGTTCTAGGATTAATTTCTGATTCATCCTCTTCAGGTATATCTGCACCGAAATATGCTGCAAGTTTTCTACCTTCTTCTGACATACTAGTATCATGAAATCTACTGTCTTCACTGTCACCATAATCTTTAGAAAATTTTGAAGGCTTATTAAATTTGTACTTCTCTACTCTTTCTAATCCTTCTTTATTGAAGTTTTCAAGAAAGTCAGCGTCACTCATTTCATCAAATGACTCTACTTCTCCGCCATCTTGATATTTCATCTTCTTTAAGGCATCTTTCTTAGAATTACAATTCATAGCATGTCTCCTATATATAGTTGTTAAATTTTAGGAATATATTTACTAAAAAATTTGATTTTGGAATAATTTCAATAGGTTGAATGCAAAGTAATAAGCTACCCTTTCCTTATATATAAAGGAAATAGTATTTATTACCAGAAATCTTATCGTAAGTTACCGATTTAAGGTGTAAGGTAGTTAGCCCCTATGTCACGCCTTAGCTATCCGCCTTACGCTCGGCTCTTTTGGAGGTCAATACCGAGTAAGCGACTATATCCACGCTTCCCTAGAGCTTGTTGAAGGTTTCCCCTCGTTTCGCCCGACTTCTTTCACGTTCGGATAACTTAGCTATAAATAATTTATCACATAAAAATAAATATTGCAATAAATATTTTATTATGTTATAGTAATATAATGATAGGTTCCGTACAAAAACCACTTATTCCTTTAATTATAACTTTCGACGAAAACAAAGTAGAATATATATGTACAGTATTAGGACAAAGTATAACTCAAGCATATGAAGTTATCCATATGTTCGGAATGGTTGAAGAGGAGGAAGAATGATTGACTACTTAGGATTAGGTTTAGTGCTTATGGTTATATCTATAATGCAGTTTCTTGTTTTTAGAAAATACAAATCAATTAATATTATACAAAATTTATTTATATCAATATTCTCAAGTTTGGCAGTAATCGTGTCGGGGGTAGGAGGACTACTTTTAGTGGTGTCTGAACTGTACTATAAACTGATCCTTCTACTCGGGGGTATTGACATAGCAGATTTCCTTACTTTTCTAGGAAAGCAAAAGGAAGAAGATAAATGAAAAAAAACTACAAGGTGAAAGGGGTGACGAATGTAGTAAACATACCTCCTCATTCTCCGAAAGCTGAAAGAAGTAATAAAAATTATCAAAAAGGAACTAAGATTGACTACATTCATCTAGCTTTACGTCAAAAGTTATTAAAAGCAATTATAACCGGAGGAACAATTGATACGCTTAACCCTAAACTCTATAACTTTGCAATAGATTTTCTAAAGTTGGGAAATGATCTTATATATTCATTATTTTGGGGTTGGAATTGCATTACTCCACAAAAATTTGTTAAAATATATCCTAACACCTCGATTTATAATAAAATATTTGCCGATGAAATAATATTAAGCGATGATAAGTACTTAATAATAAGGAAGAATGTGTGAGAATAGGAGATGAGGTATACTTTTCGTTCTATGCTCACGATAGTAGAATCTATAAAGGTAAAATTTATAGTATTCACAAACACCTAGTTCAAATTCACGATATTGAAAGAGGTCGATTGTTCGAAACTCCTGCATCTCTAGTATTTTATTGTCTAAAGTATCCTAATACTCTTCTTTTTAAAAAGTTATATGAACATAATATTATTAAAGAGTTGGACAATCATCTGTGTGTATTAAAGGGATGCTCTGCTGATTATTTTAGGAGGCATTATAGTGGCAAAATCTAATAGATTTATGCCGTCCCTCAAATATCTGAGTATAGTATTATCAGATTATCATTCATTTATTCTCCGAGGTTTGCATGAGTAAAACTAGAACTATCAAATGTAAAATAGAAAAGACTAATTTCGGACCATACGCTGTTCATGTATATGCTTCTGACGGAATAGGATCATCATATTACTATTTAGCTTCACATGCTGCTATATTAGTTAACAGTACTTACTATAATGTTGAAAAAAGAGTGCCAAATACTGAAATATTCCGCAAATTATACCCCGATGCTATAGAAAATGGACAATTTTTGATAATTAGGGAGCTTAAACTTGAGTAGAACTGTTGCTTGTCACGTAATATCAAAGCTAGAAGACAAATTGTGGATCCTTCAGTTAAATCAGGGTAAACTTAGTTCCTTATGTATAAAAAACGACGATAAAATCCATTATAATAAAGTTAAACTATTTCCAAATACTCGAATTTTTAAAGATTTATATCCAGAAGGTATTGAAAATGAAAATTTTTGGGAAATACGATATTTAGATCTTGATAATTTAAAATAAATATGCTATATTATATCTAGGAAGGATGGAAAATGAACAGATTTGCTGACATTTTTGAAGTATTAGCCGAGTTTTATGGATCACATAATCTAGGAGTTGCAGTAAAAGTCTCTGTTAACACCGATACATACAGAGAATTACTAGCTTATGATAACTTTATAAAGCAAGAACAAGGAAATTACTCAATATACTCAGCTTTTTACGGTAAAATTCCTGTAGTAATCAATAATAACCTTCCGTCACCATGCCTTTTATTCAAGGATCAGAATGATAACTGTTAAATTTTATCCAAATTCTTCAATTTTTAAAGAAACTCTTAAGAATTATGTTGAGGTTGGCAATAAACTTAGAGTTATGGAGCTTGATACTGCAAAACATACTGAAAAAAATGGACAAGAAGCTACTGACGAAGCTCTGGTTGTGTTAAACGAAATTAATAAATTCACAGAGTTAGATTTAAAAGATGAAAGAGATGTAGTAAACTTGTTGGCATTGTTTGACGATTTTGCATGTCCTGACGATTATCCAGTAGACACGGCAGAACAATTTATATCTTTCCTTCAAAGACATAGAGATAACATAATAAAGGCTTACAATGGTTCAGATGTATAAATACTACCCAAATACTATTATATACAAAGAGATATATCCAAAAGGGAACGAATACAAAGGCTTCTGGAGAGTTCCGACAATGAAGATGGAAGTCACCTTTGACGGAACTACATATTATGATATAACCAATCTTCAGGACTATCTAAACCAGTTAGAAGATAAAGGATTACTATGATATACTTCTGGAAAGAAGAGAAGATGTATCCTAACACTAAGATATTCCGAGAATTGTATCCTAATGGTAAGGAATTTCAAGGTAAATGGGCGGTAGAATATCATAAAGAAGTACTTAATACAAAAGGATACGAGAGTTCATACAAGCTTCTTGCAGACTTAGCTCAGTTGAGAAGGTACTCGAAAATATTAGGTATAGAAATATTTCAAAAGGATGAGTAGTGTATTATAAATACCACAAGCTAATTAAAAAATTGTACCCCAACTCTAGTATTATTAGAGAGTTATATCCAAATGGTCGAGAATATAACGGTATGTGGGAAGTTAGTTATACAGGAGAAGTATGGAAAGTATTAAATACCGAAACGAGTCTAAGCTATACCTTTGATTACTACAATAGATTAGTTAGTGAGGGAATTTTAATTAAATATCATATGACTCGTAGTGAATATTCTGAATGGTTTGATAATAAATATGGGAAATAAAAGAAATTTAACTGAAATTATGTACAGTTGTACAACCTATCCTAACACTGAGTTATATCGGAGATTATATCCATATGCAGAACAGTCAGGTAAGTTCTTGATAACTCGAAAGACTTTTATTAGTCCAAAAGCTCCAAAAGTTGTCAGCAAATCAGTTATTGACTTCGAAAAGGTTAAAGTGTTTACGGTAACTCTTTCAGACTAGAAAGTGTAATAAATAAATTATAGGAGAATGTATGAAAAAACAATATGTTTACTTAGGTGATGCCAGATTTGAGTATAAATGTCCGAATTGTGGAGAATCAAATTGGATTAGTTACTATACCGTAATAGCTCAATTAGACAAGCAAGCTACTGTAAACACAACTTGTTTGGCTTGTAAAGATGATGTAGAGTTGGTTCCCTTACCATAAGGTGTAATAAATTATAAGGAGGATATATGAAAATTTTATTGTTAGGGTTATTACTTTTAGCAGGTTGCGGAGAAACTGTCTTAAAGGTTCCAGTAGATGAGTACGGTCATATATCTAACATGAAGAAAGAATGTTCTACTCATAAAGATGCTATTTTTGAAGTGTACGGAAATCTAATAGAATATTACAATTCTGAACGACCGAAGGGTTATAGCTATGAATTTCAACTAGTTGTTGAATGTAAGTACCGAGATATCACTAAAGTAGTTAAGCAAACAATAGAATACGGGAATAATCCTAAATATAAAACTAGATGGTGGTAAGTGTAATAAATAAATTATAGGGTTATCTGTTTTCTGAGTGATAGCTACACATTCTAACACTCGTAGAACCACCTACCCCCCTCCCTGCAAATCTCATGCCAATAGAATATCCGCAGTACTAATATCGTACTATAGACTTGTCATAGTTCTTGCATTAGCAAATATCGTGCCAATAGAATATCCGCAGTATATAGGCGAGCATATTGCATGTGCAAGTCTTGTGCCAACAAACATGGTACTAATCTCATACTATACTGCCAACTATTTGTGGCTTACACAATTGACTTATAGACTGTTTTTTATGGTCAACCCATACATTGACTAGGATAATTTTATCGCTTGTTATAATCAATTCTAGAGCGTTTTAGAACTATAGACTATTTTTATTTATTGGCAATTTCCAGAATATCCGAAGCTATCCAGTAATATTTCAGTATAACATTACAGTATATCACATAGTTATATATCAAGTCAAGCAATATTTTAGGATAACTATTTATTTTTTTGTCAATATTTATTTTCAATATTCAGTAATTTTTTTATATATGTAATTTTTATAGGGGTAGATTTTCAGAATTATTTTATTTTGGTATCATATATGTATAAGTCATTCGACTTAACCTAGTTATAGATAAGTTGTCATTATCGCAAAACAAAACGCCCCTAGTCAGGGGCTTCATTTATTTAGTGTAATTATTTTATTTTTTTGTTGACAAGATATTTTGATGCATGGTATAATTATATAAGAACATAACAAGGGAAACAATATGTCAAAACTTTACATGATCGGACTAAATTTTATTACAATGATTATTATCGGCAACATTTTGGGGGTATAACATGGAAAATAAAATTACAATGAACGATGTTTTAAAGGGATATGAAACAATCAAAAAAATAATTGACGATAAAATAAATGACTATAACATATGGTTTATTCAATCAAATAATGCCCCTAGTACCTTTAAAGGGATAAAAAAATACTACAATGAAAATAGTATGTTATTAGTATATAACGGCGGGGATCATGGCTTACTAGGTCAAGAGTATAACGTCAAGTTTAGAGCATTGCATGACTATATGCATATTAAATTTAACTTATCGTTCAGTTATGACGATGAGAAGAAATTATCAGATATAACTAGTACAATGTTTAGTCTATATGCATATGATTCTTTAAATTGTACTCAATGGGAATCATACGTTATTAAAATGATTTTATCTGCTGAAATTAAGGGGCAAATTGAGTACTACGAGCAAAATAAGAGTTATGTTGTAGATCAAACAAAATTTATTTTAAACTATATGGGGGCATAAGATGACTAAACAAGATTTAATTAAGAAAATAGATGAGATTGATTTAAAGATATTTGTATACTCGCAATTTTGGGGTAACAATAGCGATGAGATAAAACAGCTAGTTGATCTTAAGAATGAACTAGATAAACAATATTTAGAATTAATGGGGGTATAAGATGAACAGACATGAATTATTAGATCAATTACAAATGATATTGGATAATAAAGATATTTACAAGATCGAGGATAAAATAACTAATTATGTTAAGGGAGAATTATTTGAGATATCCGATTTATACGGGATCAAGTTAACTAAGTACTCAAAATACTCTGATTTTAATTTAATCTTGAATGATCTTAAAATAAAGTTTTACTTAGATATAAAAAATGCTGAAAATAGTTTTGATGACATTATTGATCTAGTTGATACCTACAATAAAATTAGTTATGATATTGACAGGGTACAGAAACGAGTCAATCAATTTATGAATATTTTAAAGTAATGGGGGGGGGCTTGTATGGCCCCTTTTCTTATTGCCAACTTCTGGAATATCCGTAGTTATTTCATAACGTACGAATGGAATATCCGTAGTTATTTCATAGAATATCCGAAGCATATAATTTTTATAGGGTACTTGACAACACAGGAATTTTATGTTATACTGTAATTTGATTCAAAATTTGATTGCTTGTTAACGGAATATCCGTAGCTATATGTGAAGGCTAAACTTTCAGTATATCATATCATACTAGTGTTTGTCAAGGGTAACTTAGATATATGAATGTCAAGTTAAATTATCTAAATTGTAATATTTATATGGGGGTAATAGTACTAGATTAATACTATAGTTAGTCAGGGGTACTAAATAAAATAGTTATATAGGGCTAAAAGGGGCTAGAATTGATTAAG